ATCAGGGTCTAACTTTAACGCTGTAACTATATTAGCGCCACCAGCTGCTTTGAGTATATGTAATGGGGCGTCAGGTGTAATTGTCCCTATACCTACTCTTTCGTTTGCACCATCAAAAGCAACATAAGTGCTACCTGCACTTTGAATAAATACATCATCATCTGCATTTAGAAATATATCATCATCTGCATGTATCATCAAATCTTCAGGGTTGTCTGTATCTGCTTTGATAAAAGTATCTGCTGAATCAAACCTTAGCTCTTTGTTTTCAGCCACTGTTATGTGGTCACTGAACGTCGAAGTTCCAGTTACAGCTAATGTACCTGTTATAGTTGTGTTACCTGATAAAAGTGAAGTTCCTTCTACTACTGTATTTCCTGATAACAACGTAGCTCCACGTACATCTAACTTTTGACTAGGTCCAGATGTGCCTATACCCACATTACCATTGAATGTTGTATTTCCTGCATCACCGTGATGCACTATCATTGCAGCATCACCAGCGGTACCTCCATTAGAACCAAATCTCAACTGAGAACTCAAAAGCCATATATCTTGAGTTTTATTATTTAAAGTATCCGTTAATCTTATTCTTGGATATTTTCGTTTACCTTCAAGAACATTATAAGTATTGTTACTATCACTACCTTCTACAAGTAAATAGTTTCCTGTGTCTGAACTATCACCAAGTAGTAATTTACTACCATCATATTTAAATTGAGCACTACCTTCTATACTGTCAGCTGTAGAAGCTCCTACAGCTATTTGGTTATCGGCAATAGAACCAGCGATACCACTAGTTCCTGCAGTTACTAAATCTACTAAATTAACGTTAACCGCACCTAGCCCACCGTTACGAGCTAAAGAAAGGGTGTAATTAGGTGCACCACCTAATGTTGCCCCAGTAACATAATAATTGTTTCCAGCTGGTGCTGCGGCCTCTATGCGTCTATTACCCACTGCATTATGGGCTAAACTTTTCAATACCTTTGTATAACGTGCCATCTATTCACCAGTTAAAAATGTTGGGGAGATTAAGGCTCTCCCCGTACCTTTCATAAAAAACTATTAGAACAATCTAAGCGTTAATTATTATTTGTCCAGCTTCTGGTCTGACGACTTTCAATCCATATCTCATAGACATGTATGAACCGACAATTCCGAAACCGGGGTTTGCTTCCTCAACCGTTAGAGGTCTTCTTTCTACGTAAGCCATTGGCTTAGCAGATAAATCGAAAACACCCATGCGGTCTTGTGGGACGTATGCGTTTACTACGACTTGTAAACCATAGATTTGTCCAGCTAAGCCACCGTTATTCAACATTCCGCTGAATGGGTTGCTTTCTGGAGCGGTAGGCATTACGTTTGCACCAGTTACTGCAGAGCCTGATACTGCCATTGTGTTTGTGAAAACACTAGCAAAATCAGCCATCTTTAGTAAGTTCTCGTAGTGAGCTGGGGAAATGAACAAGTGAGTTGCACTTGCCCCGTGCTTTGACATACGAGAGATAGCAGCAGCAATATCGGATAATGCGATAGCTCCTGCGGTATCGTTGGTTGCGTTGTTGTAAGACTTAGCTCCTGAAAGGACAGCTATTGGTTGGTCTGCGTATTGGTCTAGACGACCAGCAAACGTTGCGTCTTTTCCTAAGAAACCACCTTGTGGGTTTGTTGAAAAAGTTGTGATAGTATCTTCAGCGGTTGTAGCACCAATAGCGATTGTACCGAAAGTGTCGTCTGCTGAGCCAGAACCAAAAATAACCTTTACTACGTGGTTAGTCATGTGTCTGTCTACAGCTCTGCGAGCTTCGTTCAATGCCATTTCAACTTCGTTGAATCTTGAATCTTCTATCATTCTTCGGGTTACACCTACTGCAAGACCCCACTCTTTGACTGCGACTCTCTCGGAGCGTAGTTTTGTGTGTTGGTATTGAGGAGTTGTTCCTTCATCTATTTTTTCCATCGACATCGATGGTTTTGCGAAAGTGATATCAATATCACCGCCTGTATCAGTCGTCATTGGGTCTGCAAAGAATTGCATTACTGGAAGGTCTGTGACTCTGTAATCACGGATTGCTTCTTTGTAATCAATGAGGACTCTTTCACCTGCACCGCCGTTGACGGAGCCTGTGTTCAAGCTTGTTAGTATACCGGGAGTTGCATCTACCATTTAAATCACCTTAGAGTGTTTGGCACTTGTGTAATCCTGCGCCTGATGCTGAAGCAGCTGCTAAACATACTGCTTGTGCTTTTGGTTTGGTGGTTGCGTTGGTTGCGGCTAACAATTGACCGGGAGTTGTTCCCATCATCAATGCTGTGCCTGCAACTACGTCTGCAGTTTGAATATTCAAAATTACACCTACACCAGTTATCAACGAACAGACTCCACCTAAAGCGGCGTCTGTTAAAGCAATTCCAGCATAAGCAAAAGCTTGACCACCTGAGTCACCGCTGTCTGCTAATTGGACTTTACCTGTTGCATCGATAGTACATGCTTCTCCGGCGGAAATAGCTTCAGCTGCTATATATGGAAGTATACGTGCTGGAGCTCCTCCGTCATTTACTAAAATTTCTGTTGCCATATTTAGTTACCTCTATAGTAGTCTTGGTCAATTTTTAATTTACCATCTACCATTTTCATACCGAATTTTCTTTCTGTTGGTTCTGGTACTTCACCTTCGTCAGCTGATTTACCTTTACCGAAAGACCTTTCGACATCGTTGCTTGGCTCTGGCATTGCTGCTAGAGCGTCGCTGAATCCAGTCAATCTGGACTCATCCCATGCAGAGAGTTCCTCTACACGAGCATCCTTCTTTTCTTCTTCGACTGAGCCGAATAAGATTTCTTTGGATATAATTGCTTCTACAGTTTCTAACTTTCGTGCTTCTGCTTCCTTAGTTAGTCTTTCTTCCTCTGCTTCTTTGAAAACTTCTAATTCTTTCATAGCTTTCTTGAATTCAGATTCGATTTCTTTCTTGGATGCTTCTGCAGCTTCAAGTTGTGAACGTAGAGAAGCGAACTCGCGTTCGACAATGTTCTCTGCCTCGGATTTTACAGTTGTTTCTTTTGTCTCTTCTGACATATTTTCTACCTCTGTTTTCCCGTCTTCACATCCACATGAATCCTCATGGCCACCACAACCACAGTCGTGGTCGTCTTCAGATTCTTGTGAATCACATTCATTTCCATCTATTGTACATTCTTTACAGACGGGGTCCATTTTTTCATTGTCAATGAAACTTACCTCTGTGGGACGAATGTTAGTGGCATATGTGTCACCCATCACATCAATATCGTTGGAAAACCAATCAATACTAACATGAGTCATGTCCCCGTCCTTGACTTTGTTCATCACTTCTTGACCGCGGCCATATTTGTTAGATACTGTTGCCAACATCTTAACTGCGGTCTTTCCATTATCCATCTCGATTAGCTCAGGTTTCGTTGCCATGCCGATTAAATCCTCAGCTGTTCTTTGATGGTCAATATAAATCGGGAGTTCTGAGAACTTCTCAAGGTTGTCCTTCAACATACCTCCTTCAATATAAACTTTATGTTCTTCTCCTTCTACCTCATATTCATGGGGTCCGGATGTAATAGCGATAACCGGGAATGTAACAGAGTCAATTCCCTCATCACTGGAAAATGTAATATCGTCTCCTTCCGCTACATTCATCCCGAATGTTCTGCGTGTAGGTTCTGTAGACTTACCCTCTGCAAACTCCCGCTCTACGCCGTTCTCTTGCGCCCACATGCTACACATGCCAGCTGCAATCTCTTCTGGGTTATCAAAACCCCTCTTCTTCAGGTTTGATTTAGTTTGTATCATACATTTTTCAAATGTCATGCTCTATCTCCTGTCGCGTTTGCGGAGGGCTGATTGCCCCTGTTTTGTGCTCTAGAGGACTCTTCTCTTTTGTCTTGGTCCTTTCCTCCAGAAATATTCACATTCTTATCACTTTGTTCTTGTGTTATAGGAGAAGCTTTGATATCTTCAGATGTTTCCATATCTAATGTGGCTACACCTTCTGGATTCAAACCTCTTTCCTCTCTTACTTCACCGGGTGATAAAACTCCTTCTGATAAATATATCATATCAGTCTTAGCTTTAGTGAATGCGTCATCAACGTTAATCTGCCTAAACTTAAACTTTGCTTCTCCACTATTTATTTGTGGCATCAGCTGGGCGTTAAGTGCACCCTCTACCATTGTTTGTAAATATCTTACATATGGTTCAAAAATTGGTCTTGCTTTTTCTGGGTCTGTCCACATAGTGCGTGGTGTTTTCAAAGCTACGTGTATTTTATCTAATATATCATCTGTATATTTACCATACTCAAAAGCTCGTTGAGTACCTTGTAGTTCTTTAATAACAATGTCGTTACCATGTATAATGTCTTCGCCCGGAGCTAAAGTATTAAATGCATCTACTATTTCGTTAATCTTATCAGGACCATAAGGCATATCTGGTAAACCAGCACTGACATCAAAACGACTTGAAGCATATTTATTTAAAGCAGCACCAATATCTCTTTCTGCATAATCTTTTAAATCTACCAAATATAAAATAGGATGTATATCTGATAAACCATATGCTAAATCATCGAAAGAATTATTATTTAGTGCTATTACCTCATCTTCTTCAAATCTTACATTCTCTTCGTCGTCTCCAACTTTTTGATAGTAATATTCTATTTGTCCATGCTCGTTCCTTTTGACGAACATATTTTGACTTGAACGTAAAACTAAATTATCTCCAGTCCATTCTAAATATCCACTACCAAATATTCTTGCATTTCTTAACCACCCGTATAATATATGTTCAATATTGATATCTCTAAACATTCCTTCAACCTCTTCTCTAAGATTATCATCATCAGTTACAATATCAAAATTATCTTTTACAGCGTATAAACAAGGTAAATCAATGAGTGTTCTAACTATAGGGTCAGAAAGATAAACATTCATATAAGTTCTGTTTTTACCTATATGTGGTTCATAATCTTTTTCTTGACCTACACTAAAACCACGATTGATTTTTAGTCTTTGAATGACTCCTTCTCCGTAACTACGAGGGTCGTCTTTTTTGTACGAAGGGTTGCTCCCAATTGATGCAAACCTGCGTCTAACATTATCTATAAACGACATGGCTTTAAATAATTAATCTTGATGAGTATATAAAGTTTTTGTTAGATTCCCCTTAAAGAATGTTTATTTAGCTGTGGTTTTCTCATAGTTGTACTAAAAACTGGTCTTCTGGAGTTACTTTGATATGCTCTATCAGGTTTATTGATAGGTCTTGAAATAATTGATTGTCCAAAATTACCAGTCATAGGCAACATACTAAGAGTTGCATGTATCCCCATAGCCGAACTATCACAATAATCATCATGTTTACCACTAGGTGCTGCAATCTTTTCTGTTTTATTTGCTGCATCCATAGTATATTCTAATTCTATGTGCTCTTTTACCCACTTGTTAACTAATTTAGCAATGTTTGGTTCTAAATTGTCTGGATTAGGTATTTTTACTCTTCCTTGTTGTATGTAAGAAACGAAGTCTCTGTACATTTGCGTTTTAGTACCTTTAGGACCACCCGTAAAAACGAAAGGAACGAAATGAACATTAGCATCTAAACACGCCATCCGTAAGTCTTGTTCAACCGCACCACCAATACCAGTACAGTCAACAATGAGGCGACTAGCACCAAGCTGATTGGTAATATCCATAATACGTTTACGTTGGTATGGAATATCGTGTCCTCCAGTTCTAGCATTGATTTCTTCAATGTATACAAGCCGTGCAATATTTGCATCATCAGTTTTATCAAGGGACCATGCACTAATAACAGTAGAGTTAACAGATTTACCAATGTCAACCCCAACAGTAATATTGCTTCCTCTCTCGAATCCATGCTCATCCAATCTAGTAATTTTGTAATCATCATAACACCTTTTAATTTTTTCTGGACTAAAAACATTCGCTACCGACTCTACAAACTCACATTCATACTCTGTTCTCCAGTAAATAGAGTCTTCACCCCACTCTGTCATTTTATCTAACATTTCTTCTTCAGTATAAGGTGCTGAATAGGCTTCACCTTTGTTCACGGCATCTCTCCATGTGTAATGTAATCTAGTAAAGGTATCTGCATAGTTGTCGTCATACAAATATCTCCACATATGATTATCCTTTGACTTTGGTGTTCCAAGATTAATAAAGGGTGCTTTATTAGAAACTATAGAAGGTTCTACATTATCAATGAATAATTTATCGTCGATGAGTGGAGACTCATCAACTACTAAGAATGTAGGGTGTTGACCCCGTATAGCTTGTCCTTGGTTACTAGGCGCTAACGGAGCTCTTCTCATAACTGTGCCCCCCTTAAGTGTTATGTTGGGCTTATTATGAAATCTATAATTTGCTACTAATCCATTTAAAAAAGTGTTGTCAGCAAAGTGTCTATAAACATAATTAAAAATTAAAGCAGCTTGGTCTTCTGTAGGAGCCAGTATAAATACTAAATCTCTAAACCTATTAAAAAACATATATATAGTTACCGCTACTGATAAAGCGAAAGATTTTCCGCTTCCTCGTGGTGCTAATATAGCTAACTTTTTTTGTTTATCATCTTTACGATTTGTTAAACATTCTAATACAATGTCCTCTTGCATAGGTCTCATGCGTAGAGGTCTCTGTTTATTATCAATTAAGTACGCTGTACAGAACGCACGTACTAATTTACGCATCTTTTCTTTGTCGTCTCTACATTTAGCGAAAATTTTTTCTAATTGTCGTGAATCTACTCCACCTTTACCTGTCAACAGGCTTTTTAGGTGTTTCTCGTTTTTCATCATCTACTAGTTCCTCTAAGAATGAACCAAAACCTTCTGCACTCTTTTCCATTTCAGTAGGTACTTCAATATTCAATGCTCTAAATTCTGTATGGATATCTCTTACTATTTGGTTTCGTTGTCGCAATAACTCTGTTCTAGCGTTAACATCCCGAATACATATAAGAATTTCTTCCCACAACACGTCTTCCAGCGCAAGATTACGTGCCAAAAGGCGAACAAGCTCTTTATGACGTACATATTCAGCTTCTCCTACCCTTTGACGTAATCGAGTCTCGTATTCCTCTACGTTCAAAGTCCTTTCCCTTCATCAAGGGCGGATTTGACTTTAGACTTAACAAGACTAGCTAGCTCGTCATCTTTCTCATCCCAAGCTGTAATTAATACATTTCGGACTAAGGAATCTTTAACGTGCTTTTGTGCTGTTTCATCAAGCTTTTCAAAAGCTTTTATCTGGGCTTTAGATAGATTCTTATCTAGTAAATCCATTAGTTCAGCTTCGTTATTCTTTAAGTATTTAAAAACTAACTCTTTTACTGCAGGTACGGTGTAAGCTACGTAAGCTCCTAAACCTAATACCAGTGCAGCTAATGCTGCTAATAATGGGTCGTCCATCAAAGCGTCTAACATTCCAGATTCTTCTACAGTATCTAAGATGGCAGTTAAGTTACCCTCTTCTGCTGTCTCATTACCTGCTGTTTCATTATTTGTATTGTTCATATGTTGATATCTCCATATTGGGGCTCCCACGATGGCACTTGCGATAAGTAACCTATGGAGCAATGGCCCTGTGGCGGGTGCCCATACATATTTAGAATGTGTGTGTATATAAAGCTTACCATTTAACTTTGTTAGCCCAATAAGCTGCAGACATCTTACCCTTCTTGATATTTTTAGCGTGGCGCGCTTTAAAACTCTTTCTTCGGGCTTTGGACTTTGGGTCCATCTTCTTGCCTGCTGTGGTAACTCCTTGTTGGCCAAACCTAATTAGTTTAGTCTTCGTTCCTTCTTTAGCTACCACTACGTGTGACTTCTTGGGATGATTAGGTGTTCTTTTTGGTTTGTTGTAACCTGCTACACCTGCTCTAACAAGCTTTGGGTCTTTTTTCTTTTTCGGTGCCATTATTTACCTGCCTTCTTCATAGCAGTTTTATGAGATTGAGCAAAGGTCTGCCCCCTTTTCATAGCAACTGCCATTGCTCTAATATGTTTTGCTGTGTGGTGCTTACTATGTCTTTTCATAGCAGTTATCTGACGTTTATTCAGACCTGCCATACTTACACCTTTAACCTTCTCAGTAGCCATATCTCTTTTTACCTTTTTTCTTTTTACCTTTTTTCATCGGCATTATTTCGCCCTCCTTACTGCTTTTTTAATTTTCTTCGAATACTTTGCTCTACTACCCACTCCACCAGCTTTACGTTTCTTGCGGTTCGTTGCTGCTTTCTGTCCTTTGGTTAGTCGAGACCTAACATTCTTTGGTAAGTATCTACCTCGTTTTGACTTTGGTTTTTTCTCATCACTTTTTGTGACATAGCCCCATTTTTGTTTACCCCATTTTTTCAGGGACTTCTGGGACTTTTTCAAAGCCATTAGCGGTATCCTCCACCGGCGGCTTTATATTGTTTTGCTAACATCTGAGCTTTTCTAGCTGACCATTGGCCCGGAGCTCCACCTTTACTTCCTGCTTTGATTTTATTAAACAACCTCTTTCTCATTGTAGGTTTGGTATAGTTACCAGCCTCATTAACTCTAGACTTTGTCTTACGTTTTGTAGTTGTCTTTCGTTTTGCAGGTGCTTTGCGTTTAGTTGTTTTTCTAGGTGCCATGTCTATTCTCCGTATTTTATAGATTCAGATGCTCCATTAGCTCTAACTTTCTTAATCCACTCAACGTTAGGAATTTGGACTGCATCATTATTATCTGGTGCAATCTCTCCGTTTCCTTCTAGTTTAAGTAGTTTGAAAGATTTGCCAACGTACTCTTGTTGACCCATTTTGTCTGAGTCTTTCTTTATTATTTTATCCATAGTTTATCTCCTTACTTCTTTGATTCCATCTTATGTTCTTGTTCTTGCTGTTTAGCCTCTATCATCTGAGATTGTTTCTGTGCGTGGTCATTATAATCGATAACAGCTTGTGCTTTTACCTTGTAGAATGCAGTTTTCTCAGCTTGTTCTTGTTTCCAAACATCTAAAGCATCTTTAATGATTAGTAGGGCTGGCCCACCTAATATAGCTATCAAAGTTGTATATCCTTCTATTTGCTCAAGAACAGAGTCGTCTTGCAGTCCACTGTGTATAACAAACCCAGCGAAACCAACCCAAAGTAGAACTAAAGGCACAGCTATCATAAACATGAAAATGTCATTGAATGTAACTCCTTCACTTGCGGTGTCTTTACTCATTATTAATTTCTCCTTCTGTTTTGTTGGTTCTAGTTTGGTACTTGGTTCCTTTGGAATCATACGGCGCACAAATCCCACAAGTACCGCGAAAGCAATTACAACAGCCAGCGAGGCCATTACTACTGCTAACATTTCTAGTATTTCTATCCACTCAATCACTCTTCCTCACCTACAAAATCTTCGTATGTACTTTCCTTCAACATTCCTTTGACATCATCCAATTCTGAGATTATTTTGGCTAACATATTTGTTAAAACTAGCATTTGCTGTGCTTTCATAAAATCCTCCAACTAATATGTGAGCGCGCCATGTATAATTTTACATGACGCTAGTATTTAAAGATTACCCTAGTCGAAGTCAGGGAATTGAGATTGTGACTCTACATCTATATTTATTTTAGTTTTAGAATCTATATCTGCATAATTTTCTTTCTTACGCTTTTTGAAAGTAGGTTTCCAAGCTGGTATCTCTGCATCACAGGGGCCGCCCTGCGATTTGTGGAATGAGCACCACTTACACAGGTTTTGCGGCTTCTGTTCATATCTATCTTCGTATTCCTCTCGTTCCTTTATACAGTCATGTACCATCTTGATGAGGTCCCTAGCCTCGTCAAGTTCGGACTGACCAACCTTTACAAAAAAGGTATCGTCAAATCGTAGATAGTTTACACCTACGAAGTTAGGCATCTCTCCCATCTCTAGTGTGTATAGGAAAGCGTAAATGATAAGTTGTCTGTAGTATTCTTCTGGTAGGTATGGTCCGTATCTTTTAGATGTCTTGTAATCTAACAACGTTGTACCACCATCGAAATCATTACATACAACATCAATAACTCCAACAATTGCATACTCTTTTGACTTAACCCACTTCTCAGCGTACTTAGGAGCTACTGCATTCCAAGCTTGCTGCTTGTTCTTGAATATCTTCCAGTCAACCATTTCAGTTAGTTTCTTATTTACAGAGTCAACGAAGTTCTGCAGTAATGCTTCTGTCTCTTTGTACATTGAATCCATCTCTTCTGAAGTGTGTACTTCCCACAACCATTTGTGTTTAGCTATCTTCTCTTCCCATCCATCTTCGAACTGTCCTTGTACCCACAACTTAGGTATTCCTTTCTCCCACTGTGGTAGAGTCTTAAATTGTTTTTTAAATAAGTCTTCAAGTATCTGATGTACTAACGTACCACGGAATAGATGTATAGTCTTTTTCTGAGGTAGCTTAGCTATGTAGTTGTAGTAGAATTCGCGGGGGCACTTCAAGTAAGTATTTATTTTTGAAGGACTAAGCCTCATATGGCTAGCGGTCCACTTAGTCATTATCGCACATCTCCGACTTCTTTTCGATTGGCTTCATCTCGTCGCCGGGGTCTGAAACGAACACCCTAGGTGTCTCATGGCTCCACGGGGGTGCATAAGCTTCGCCTTCTATTGTGCCATCCTGTGGATTAAGCTCTACATGGCAAGCACAATTATGCCACCCGTGTTCACAATTACACGTGGTCCATACAGTCACCTTGCTGCCGCTACGCTCCCGCGCAATTTTGAGAAGTATCATGTAGCCTATGAGGTCATCAAGTGTATCCTCTGTCCTGTCGTCAAGCCCTACATTCTTTATCCTGCTGAGCTTGTCATCGATTCGTGCACAGATTGCCTGTGCTGAGTCGAGCTTACTAAAAATATTGTCGGGCTCTAATGCACTGTCGCCATACGCTTTGTTCTTGGCTAACAACAAATCCCTTATTTCATTACATGTCCATCTTATGGAGTTTTGCGTACTTTTTGTCATACGTATTATTTTACACAGAGGAAGTATATAAAAGTTTCGCACCTATATCTATATTATGCTATGCTATATAGAGCTTATTATATAGGGTTAGTAGTGAGCCTAGTAGAAAAGCATATTCAAAAAATCACTCGATTTGTTTAAGGGGGTAGTGAGCGATTTGTGCCTATATACCATATAATTTTAGACGGGGGGTATACTGAAAAAATAACCATAAATCTTTATAAAGCATACCCGTTAGGAGTGTATGGTAAAAAACCATTTAACTGATAGCGAGTTAATCCAAATTGGATTTGAAGAATCAAGCTTAAATCTTGATAAACTGCAAGAGTGCGAAGGGGCACCGTATTGTGAAGAATGTGCCGAGAATCACATTATAGAACAAGCCACTAATATGTTATACGGTAGTCCATTATGTTATGATTGTTTTGGAGAGTTTCACGGATGAACTCAGATAACAATAAATATTTTGTGTATCGATTAGCCCAACAAAAAGAAAAAACTTCTTATCATTTTGTAGATATCGATATGGATTCTGACGTGACTAAAAATTCTGTATACTACGGCATAACTCAGGACCCACAAATGCGCTTATCTAAGCATCGACCCCGTAAGGGTCAAGATATCAGCCTTATTGTTATGGCTGAATTTGATAATGTATTTGAGGGATTAGCTCATGAAGCTAATTTAGTTTGGCAACACGTTCAACAGTTCGGCAGTGCACCAAAATTTCAAGGTATGGCCGGAGTAGGTAACGCTGGTTACAAATACGGAGGCAACAAATAATTGGGGCTACGGCTGGTCTCCGGACCGGTCGGGCTAAACCAAAATATTGGAGTTTAAAAACATGGCAAAACAACTAATAAAAAAGTATGTAGAAGCAAGAAAAAATAGTTCCTTCGGGACTATGGATGCATGGAGAGCAGAAGCAAATTTAGGTATGCAACTCGAATGCTTGATAAGTGCATGGGCCTCTTTATCAAGCGAATGTAAAAATAAAAACGACTGGAATAATTTCGCAAAATATGTATTGAGCGAAGTTGAATCAATCGACAAAATAATAAAGGAGGTGAATAAGTGAAATTCGAAATAAATATTTCTGATGACGATTGGAAATTAATGTTAAAGAATCGATACGGGCATAACGACGTTATAACACGAAGTTATATGCTTGATATTGTCCACGACATTATCGACCAATTACACGACCAATAAAGGCCGTGTTGGGGGGTATGGGAGGGCTCCGGCCCTCTCAACCTATACCCAATAATGGAGGTAAAGCAAAATGGATTTAAAAACCAAAATCGCAGTAGTTAGAGCCCTCAGGTATAAATTACTAAATCAAGATACCTGCAAAGTAAATCTACCTACACACATATACGCAGAAGCACTTAAGCTGTAACGGCTTCCCAAAACATGGGATTTACCTGCGCGGGGTGAGAAACCCGCGTGGGTGAGAAAGTGAGAAACTGAGATTTTCCACTCGCGTGAAAAAACCTTTATATAGAGGTTCTCAGTTGGTATAATATGACAGAGCAACGCTGTGAAGACTGTGGCATTGAGGACATCGAATTATTCGGTGGATTATGTGAAGACTGCGATACACAAATGTTTATGACCTTTTGGTCAGAGGACTGAGAGAAACCCTTATATAGGGACACTCAATAGGTAACCATGAGAAAACTAACATTACGTGAGATTAAATTGCAGACCATCGCCCTGAGAAGAATAAGAAAGGAGATGGAACAGAATCTTTAGATTCCATGAGCCCCCAGCACTGTAAGATGTGGCCCAAGGAGTAGGTACACCTTTTGGAAGAGGCAAGTGTATGAGTTAGTCAATAAACTATCCAGCATGGGGGCAAGAGAGGTTGCCTGACAAGTGAAGGCGAAGGGCCAGCGACATAAGCCCGCCCGAACGTTAAACGTAGCGACGTGACCTCAGTCCGGTGAGTCAGCCACCCCTAGGTGGTGGGGCAGCCGGGCGCCCTTTTCCACTCATGTGAAAAAACCTTTATATAGCCCTACTCATTGGTAATGTATGACTAGAAAACACTTTATAGCCATAGCTAGAATACTAGCAAAGCATGACGCAGACCTGAGAATGGTCCGAGACTTCGCTGGGATGTGCGCCGAGCATAACCCACGCTTCAACAGAGAAACCTTTATAAAGGCCTCCTCAATGGTAAAGTATGAGTAAAATCCAAGACATGAGAAACGAGTTTCGTTTCCGAAGAGTAGCACGCAGAACCATGACCAAAAACCTAGTCGACTTAGGAATCCATGAGCAACTCATGGCTATCCGCATGGGCCTAACAGATGACCCACGCAACCCTTTGAAAATTGAGGGTGAGGACGAGGAGCAAATGTTCCTACACAATAATGTGAGTGTGTGGGAATGAAGAGCATCTTAGATATACTAGACGACATGGTTATATCTGGCATCGAAGAGGCAGGGGACTATATAGTTCTCTGTGGGTGTGAAGATGCACCTTGCTGTGGTTGTAACTTATGAGTTACGAAACGCCACTAAAACGCAGTTGGAAAAAAGAAACAAATAAGATTATTAAAAAGGCCAGCACCAAATAGCTCGTTTGTTTTCAACCTCCGGGGGGTAGGGCCTCCCCCCACCTTTTCCACAAGAGTGAAAAAAGTCTTATATAGGGTGGTGTTCTTGGTAATGTATGAGCAAAGCAAATCCGTGTGGTAAGACCACATCAGTAGAAAAGCCTTATGAAGTATGGACAATGGACCATATGAACTTTGAATGGAGAGTATTAAAAAAATACCAAACTCCTGAGAATGAAGCAAAGAACCCATACGCCAGATGGTATTGTGCGGTGAAAAGTGACATGACCTATGACATGTGGGAATACGGAGATGTTTATGTCTCTGAGATAAAACAAAACGGGGTAAAGCTTATATAGGGTATCCCTAATGGTAATACAGAGCGGGGAGCCCAAATTACCCCCGCTCACTTACAGTTACTGGCCGTAACATCGTATACGATTAGTGACCTGTGTATTAAGACAAGAATAGACCATACGCCAACAGACGACAAGCAATAACAAACTCAAGCTGAACAAGTGCTGACCATTCCCTTTCCGGATGACGGCCGTTATAAACCATAACACATCGCGTAGCTAACAATTTGTATCACCTTTTGCCTCACTGATTCCCTGTTATAAACTTAAGCGTCTACAGCTATGAAGTAATTCTCTTCATCTTTTTACTCCGCCTCTCGTGACGGATATCCGTTTGATTGGCGGCAGGTCACACCCCGTTTTTCCACTTGTGTGAAAAAAGCTTTATATAGGGTCCCTCTCTTGGTAATACATGAGCCAAGCAACTCAGACTAAGACCAATCTTCCTTGGAAGAATGGAAGCAAGGAGGTCGACTACTTTGTAGAAATCGGCACGACTCCGTACGGTAAGTATGGATTATACAAAGAAATGATTCCTGTAGGCACAGGGTCCAGAGGGAGACATATGGAACTCGCTCGTGAGATTCGTCTGTCCAATCCGGAAATATTTGCGGAGTTAGAACTAAGACAAGTTGTCAGCAGGGGATAAGTATAAATAGCTTGTCCTGTATGGAGTAGTATGACTAAAGCAAAAATGGATTACCTTTGGGCACCAAAGTCTGAAGGTATTGTTAGCGACATACTTAACCAAATTGGTATCGAGAGGGTGGGTTCATCCGCTCGGTATCCAACCGGTGTAAAGTATGATACTCTGATTGCGATATCAGATGTGCTGCACAACAATGAAAAGTTTGCTAGTATGGTTGCATCAGCAACTCATGCTTACCAAAGCAAACGCAAAGTAGAAGGTCGAGCTCCCTCTGTTGATTCACTCGTCTCACAGATGGGTCGAATGACAGAAGCTGACCTGAAGAAGGCGATGAAAAAAGCTGGACTCATCAAGTAAGACAAATGAAGCAGCTGGGCATCTCAGAAAACTGCCCACCTTATCTTTAACGGGGTAGCTCCCTGTTATCGGGTATGGCCGAATAAGTGTAGTCACGCACTAAGGCACACAAACGCACACCCAACGAGCAAGTGCTTGAGGGATGCGGGCGTGGTTGGACTGGATTACTACAAACTGTAGTGACATCTGGGCCTTGGGGGTAATACAGATATCCCCCTACCCACCTTATAGTTATGTTCTAACAGGCAGCCACAGGCAAGCCAAACAGGAACTAACACGCCCCCTTCGAGGGGCACCTTTTTTTTTTCCACTCAAGGGGAAATACTTTTCCACGCGTGTGGGCCTCAGCTCAACTAATCTTTTTTTCTCAGCTCGTTAGGGCTCAGTGAGAAACTTCTCAGCTTGCTCTATAAAACACTTACGGGAGCTCGGTAGGGCACGGTGAGAAAAAGCTCTCAGTTCGCCTAGTGGGCTCGATTGAGCACTTCGGTAGGCCAGAATGAGAAAATGCTTTGTGAAGCTCATCCCAAACCGGAACCAGTTCGGGTTCAGTAGAGCTTTGTTCGCAACGATATGTGTTCGTGAGAAAAAGGTAGTAGTAATATGTTCTTAGCCTATATTAATAAGCTCTATTAAGAGCACTACTCAGCTCATAATATAGCTCTATAAGCTCTATATCGCAAAGCTCTACTGAGTAAATCTCTATTAATCTCTTTACTTACTGCTATACTATACCATAATAGAGCAATACTTAATATAGTTAATATAGGGAGTACGAACTATATATAGTTTTGCATGAAAAAGCCCCCCGTTTTTTTACTCAGTACATAATTTGAGCACGGTGTCTCAGCCCATAAGGGGTAACGCTTATATAGGGTTATATAGATGTAGATACGATGACTATGACCGACATCAATTCAATAGCAAAACAATTAAAAAGCCTGTCAGCCACAGAACTACAAAAGCTTCTATTGGCTACCTCGAACGTAGATGGTTCCGAAATAAGAAGAAAGCGTATCGCTCGAACTGAGAAGTATTTCGAACACGCTCCGAAACCACATCACTGTCTTACCTACGGTGTGTATTCAGACACAGTTGATTACATACATGAAATAGGTATGGACAAATGGTTATCTCAGAAGGTTAACAACCGAACTAAGAACGCTACCTTCGTTACAGTGAGGCGACAATGAATAAAGAAACAGTAAACAAGTTTAACAATTACATGACTCAGCACACAGACAAAGTTCCTTTGCTTAGTGTTCAGTCAGTTGAGGATAAACGTTTCAACGTGTTGAGAGAGTTTTTATCTCAGTGCTTCGATGATGTAGAAGACAATGCTTGGTCAGTCAGTATGAACTTAGGAAAGTTCGTCGACTCTCTCAGCACAATGGAACAATCAGACAGAGATGCTTTGTCTCGCTTAGTATCTAAATACGAAGTGAAAGGCACAAGCAGTGGTATCTCAGGTGAGAGGACATACGGTTACGACCGAAGTAGAGTCGACCGTGCTCTCATCAGGCGAAGGAGGGCCAACTGAGATGTTAAAAGAAACACCAACTGAGTGGCTAACAGGCTACACTGAGGATGCAACCGGAAAGCTTATAAAGGCTACCGAACATGAGGAAATAATGAAGTCGACCGACACACATAGAGGACTCGAAGGTTTATTCGACCGAGACAGTCCCACGCCAGAAGAGGAACCTACCCCCGAAAAAGTGGTAGAAAAAGAGACAGTTATGTCCAAACTGAAAGGCTCAGTTAATGTGCCCGAAGAGTTTAAGTTCGCTGATGACATGACTTTCTACACTATGTTGAGGAACATATTTCGTGGTAAGAATATTCTCATCACGGGACCATCAGGGTGTGGTAAGTCTAGTCTCGGTAAGATACTAGCCGAGATTACATCAAAAGAATTCTACTCTTTCAACTTCGGTGATACTATGAATCCCTCAGCTAAGTTGCTAGGTGATACTAAGTATGACAAGGAATCAGGCACATGGTTCAAGCCTTCTCGGTTTGTTAATGCAATACAAGCTGATTCATTCATTATGCTGGATGAGGTTACACGTGACCGAACAGGTGACTTAGCTAACATTCTCATGCCGGTATTGGATGGTCAGAAGTATTTGGCTCTTGATGAGTCTGAGGATGCTGACAGTGTCTCAGTCCACAAAGGTGCCTTCTTCTATGCTACAGCCAACATCGGTCGAGAGTATCTCGGTGCGTCTCATGACTTAGACCGTGCTTGGAAAGATAGATTCACCGGAGGTATATACGAACTAGAGTATCTCCCTCCACAGAAAGAGAAAGAACTATTACAGAATCGTAACCCTCAGCTCGACGACTACAACGCTGACAAGATTGTAGACTTTGCTAAGAGAGTGCGTGACTTACACAAGTCAGACGAACTAGCTACAGCAGTATCAACACGTATGTGTTTAGCATCAGCTGAGTTGGTTGTAGATGGGATGAGTTTGGAGGATGCATTGAAACATACCTGTTTACCTTTCTACCCTATTCAAGGTGGTGACGATACTGAGAGAGTTCGTATCATACAAGTTATTCAATCAATGGGTGAATAAATGCCTAGAGTTCAAAAAAGAAAACATACATATTGGCATCAGTTGGCTAAGTTGTTAATCATAAATGGTTACAAACCAGCTCAGTGTGCAAAGGTTCTCAAGTCGGTATTCCCCGACACTGAGGTCAATGGTAGACACATCGGTGCATACAAACGTAGATTACTACAAGATGAGGACCTAATCATACCAGACAGAGCAACTATGCCACTCAATCAGATGACAGAGATGGCTCACGGTATGGTATCAACTGAGGACCTATTCATATACAAGTGTGTAGTGGGTTCAGCTAAGAGAAGTCTCAAGTGCTTTGAGTTCAAGTTCAGAGCTGAGGACAAAGACCTAGTAAGTGAGGTAGATGAATGGATTACAAAACTACAGTAGACGATTGGGCTGAGGACACAGATGACTTTTGTCATTACTGTGATGATTGGACTGATGCCGATGAACATAACAACTGTGCTGACTGTGGTATTGCATATAGTACAGTTGACCCTTTCCTCACTCCATCAGTAGCTAAGGTATACAGCTCACCTGCACCATCTATCTCAGCACACGGTGACGTGTGGGGTAGAGGTGGTTCATACACATGGGGTGGTGTTGGTAGTGCAACAGCCTCAGCATGGGGTGGTTTCTCTACAGGCACGAGTTCATCAGCTCGTATGCTTAAACACAAAAGACACTTAGATTCTCTGTGTAAAGTAGTTGACCCTAACGTAAAGCATACACTTAACTTTGCTACTGAGGGTAGAAACTATTCTAACATGAGAACCGGTGCACTATTCGTTGACGGCACTCTCATCAAAGACAGTGATGCCAAACTAGATATTGTTGCTGGTCTCTCAATACACGAGAAGTTACACTTAGTTCATACTCAACCACTAGTTAAGTGGCAAAAGCAATATTCTTATGACAAACGTCTCAGCGACGCACAGACTGAGTTACTACATAGTATTGGTAATATCATAGAAGATGAGTATATCGAGTCTCAGTTAGCTAAGACTCATGCTGGTTACGTTACATACATCGACAAAGTCAAAGAACACTTCTTTGCTAAGCATGACATCGGAACCATCAAGGGTAATGTTGTTGCTGATGTATTAAACACATTACTAGCTATGGTGAGGTTTCCTTCTAGCATCTCAGATGAACGTAAGAAGAGACACGCCAAACACATTCAGTTCTTTGCTCGTGCTTTGAAGAATGCTTTGGTAAACAGAGAGTCAACACTAGTTGCCATTCAGTCTATATACGAATACATCTATCAGTTGGCTGTGACTGAAGCTAAAAAGAAAGGTGACACTACTGAAGAAGAAATCCTAGAACGTGCTGAGACTAGAATGTCTGAGTTGATTAAAGAGTGGGGTGGTGACACTGAGTTAGATAGTGACGCACTAGCAAAAATCAAAGACAGACTGATAGAACAAGAACGTGATGATGCAGCACGAACTGATAGATACAGTAGTGAAACATTACTTAGGGAGTCGCTTGATAAGTCCGGAGCCAAACTAGCTGACTATGCTGCTGAGTCTGAGACTATTAGTGACAGACTAGACAAGGCTATCAGAGACTTAGCTGACAGTGATTACTCTGAGGATGAGTGGGACAGTGGTCGTGCTCTCGGTTTGAGATATGGGACTAAGGTTACATGGCGTAACCAACACGCTAGTGACTATGAAGGTCAATTGTATAATGAGACAGTCAAGAACATGAGACCATCTATCGGTCAACTAAAGCGTAAGATACAACTTTATGGTGATACTAAGATACACACCATTCGCAATCAACGAAGAGGCAAACTAGACAAAAAGATGTTACATAAAATACCTCTCGGTCGACCCGACCTATTTAAAAATGTCATCGTTGATGAAGACAAACCATTAGATGTGTGTCTCTTAGTTGATGAGTCCGGCAGTATGGGTTCATGGAAAATGAAGAAAGCCCGACAGACTGCAATCGCTTTGCGTGAAGCACTTAAAGACAATCAGGCTCTCAACCTGTGGGTCTTTGGTCACACAGCTGATGGCTATGAATGGGGTAAGGAAGGTGAAACTAATATGTCAGTATATTGGTCACCAACTTATCAGTCAGATATCAGAGCCATCGGTGCAATGACTGCTCGTGCAGAGAACAGAGACGGCATGGCTCTCTTAGCATCAGCCGAGAGAGTCAAAGCTGAGTCACCATCCATAGGTAGTAACAAACTAATGATTGTTATCTCAGATGGTGAACCATCAGCCAACGGATATAGATTCTCAACCGGTGTACCTCACACCAAAAAGTGTGTCAAACACTTAGAGGGACAGGGTTGGAACATCATACAGGTTGGTATCAGTGGTGCACGTGAACGTAGTATGCGTGAGATGTTTACTAACTACATGTTAGTAGATGACACCAACGAACTACCAGCTAAGATAAGTAAAATCATCAGGAAGGTGATAAAGGTTTAGGCAGTGACAGGCTATCAGTTGATAGTCGGTCATTAGCTGATAGCCCACTAGAGCGTGTGAAGTCTTGAGTTTTGAATCTCACAGGTGACTAACGGATTGGTGTTAGTCGTAAAGAGAACCAATGAGTCAAAGATTTATCAGAGTCATGAACAGGAAAGCGAACCAAATGAGAAGCCGCTCTCACTTCACACACCATAACCTTTATATAGACATTTCAAATATATTGAAATATAATCAAATGGAATTGATATTATGCAAACATTTCTACCAACAAGAAACTTTAGAACATCAGCCAAACTACTAGACTATCGTCGTCTAGGTAAGCAGAGAGTAGAGGGGCTTCAGCTCATTAACTCACTCAGTCCAGACTATGATAAGAAAGGTTGGCTTAACCATCCTGCACGTTTAATGTGGGTTGGTTACGAGAACGCACTGAAACATTATACTAACATAATGATAGAAGAATGGGTTGCACGTGGATACAACAACACGATGCAGCTATACGACATACAAGGGCCAATAGTATATCCTCAATGGCTAGGCTATCCCGAATTGCACAAGTCGCACCGAATGAACCTTTTACGTAAGGACTACAAATTTTATGCAGAACATTTCGGGCCAGATGCACAGACGGACCTCACAGTCATAAACGAGTATCCCTACTATTGGCCAACGGAGAACAATAATGATTAGAGAAATACTAGTGTGGTTAGATAAGAAGTTTGGTATGAACCGAACTAAGAAACTTATGATAAGACCACGTAAATACGGAGCAAAGAAAAATGAGTAAATACACAGACAGACTGCTAACAGCAGTACACGAAGTAGCTGGAATAATATACTATCAGGCACCTATCGGAGAACTAGACGAGTGGTTGGCTAATATTATAGAACAAGGACTATGGGAAGTCCCACAGGAAGAGGGAGCTATGCATGGCTACCAATAAAGCTGAAGCAATTCACTTCATGAAGATTATACTAGATTGGTGTAGTCCGAAGGTAGCTCGTATGATGTTGGATGACTTAGACTTCTACATAGCTGAGACAACAGACAACGAGTCAATCAAGGAATCAATCAAGATGGTCCGAGAAATGGTTTATGCACGAGCTGAAGAAAACTTAGAGATAGCAGCTGAGGAAGAAGAATATGCTCAGGGAGTCTTAGTAGACCATATGAACAGACAAAGAGGGATGACCAAAGAATGATGGACGATATATATTTTACTGAAATGAATTGGGCAACACCTGCTATGATAACGATTATAGTTATGGTTGGCTTAAGTTTTTGGTCAGGCTTGTTATGGTGGACATTTAAAAATACATGAGCCTAGCTTGGACTAAGTGTAATAAATGTGGTAAACGTATTTCCATAGCTGAAGATGGTTTAGGTAAAGGGTTTTGTATATTATGCAGTATGAAGACGATTTAGATATAGGTACGACAGCAGCATTAACATTATGGGTTTTACTTATACTTATTATCATAAGATATATACAGCAATAAGCTCTATATAGCAAAGCTTTATATATCTCTTAAGGGGAGATATAACTAAGCAATCTATACTAAGGTCTTACTTACCCTAGTTTATTGCTTAGTGATGCCCTATGGGAAGAAAAGATACAGGAAAGAACTTTGAAAGTGAAATCAGAAGAAGTTTAAAATCAAGCCGTCACATTTGGTGGTTCAGGATTCAAGATACAAATGACATCAACAGATTCGTTAAAATTGCAGTCGCTGAAAAGCAACCCGCCGATTTCTTTACAGTCTACAGAAGTCGACCAATTATGCTTGAGGCTAAAACTTCTAGGAATCTTACTTCTTTTCCTTTATATTATGGTAATACCCCTGCTATTGCTAAGCACCAAATAAGAGAAGGTGCAAAGTTAGAGAGAGCTGGTGGACTGAGCTTTATATTGATACGAAGAGAGGAATACAGAAATAAGAAAACTTATGCAATTACACCTAGTCAAGCGAAATATTTATATAGTAAGGCATATGATAAGAAATCAGTTAAGTGGAAGTGGTTCGAAGAACACGCTTACATTGTTGAGCGATTGAAGGCACCACTACGATGGAACTTACAAAAACTATACGAAGAAGCATTATGAAAAAGAGAGCAACTAAAGTACCATACGAAGGATATACTCTACCTCCCTCATCTGAGAGGGGTGGTAAGTTTGTAGACTTCAATAAAGTAATGAATAGAAAACCAATAAAGAAAGTAAGGATAAAGAAATGAAAGAGATAATGGAAGAATACAGCACCACGTTCTTTGAATGTATGAGTGCATGGCCTAATGATATCAAAGAAGATATATACAAATTGTACGCATACCTCAGAGTATGTGATGAGATGGTTGAAGGCGAGAAGGAAATACATGACTTCAAACAATGGAGGGAAGTTATAGAACAGTTCTACGAAGTGAGCGATAAGTATCAGTTCGAAGGTGAATGGCTCTCAGACTTTCACGTTAGTATGTATCAGGACATGGTGAAGAAAGAACACACTATAGTATCTATGTTAGAATATTGTAAGGGTTCAGCTGAGTCAGTTGGTATGATGATGTCAAAGATACTAGGCTGCCACCCACGATGTGAACAACACGCCAGAGCTTTAGGTAGAGCATTCCAAATAATTAACTTTATAAGAGATTATGATGAGGATGTTTCAAAGGGTTACCATTACATCACAGATAACTTTAGTGCATACTTAGAAATATTCTATCAAGATTTAGATAACGGTATGGATGGTATAGATTTTATACCAAAAGAATTACAACCACCTATCCTTATGGCTGTAGAAAAATATATGGCTGTAGCCAAGAAGGTGGATGAAGCCTAATTATTATAATATGATGTGGCATAACTGTAACAGGTGTCACACACATTATACAAGTGAAGAGCCACACCTCAAAGCATACTTATGTGATGAGTGTTGGAGAGCGTTACCTCACTACAAACCACAACAAAGGAAGAAACAAATGAAAACGAAAGGAACAATACCAGCAGAAGCATGGATACTATTTTACATGACAGCAGGTGCACTAATATTGATATGGGCACTGTTCAACATAATGGTGAATGAATTATGAACGAATGTTATAGCTGTGGCAGAAGAGCATTTTTCGTAGGTCTAGAAGGAAAGAAAAGATGTGTACACTGCACAGCACCTAAGGAAGACTAATGGATAGCAATCCACTAGACGAATGGGATATATTTTGGGTACACAAACCACTGTACCTACCCTCTCAGTATACAATTACGATTCTCATTTTACAGGTCTCAGTTTATGGAGCGAAAGCTTTATATAGTCTGTAGTTATGGGAACAACATAAGGTGATTAAAATGGAAAGAACAGAACAAATCAACGCTTTGATGGATGCTGTAAAGCACTATCAAAAAACAGGAAAGCACAAGCAGGTCAGTATCAGATACAACCCTGCAAACAGAACTGATTTCAAGTTCAACTCATGGAAACATGAGGGTGATTCTCAGTCTGTAAGGAAAATCTTACCCGAAGATATACGTATGTCTTCAGAAGGTAAGTTCTATGTTATTGGTAAAGATAACAGGTACAACTTAAAACAATTTACTTCTCAGTTCAAGCAACACGCTAGAGCTTACAGGTTAGATAGATTGGTTGTGGAGTAATTATGAACGAACTAATAGAAGGCTTTCTAAAGATGGCAGAAGAAGACGAAGCTGCACTCTCTGTAGAATCTTTGATGAACGAAGAAGAAAGATTTGAATGGGAGACTTTAGTAAAAGCATTTGACTCTATCGACGTTATGAACGTGGGTAGAGACTTAAAAAAGATTCATAAGACCTATAAACTAGAAAGATGGCAGGAAATGTCAATACTAGCATATGTTAAAATATTAGAGATGATGATTCGAAGAGCAAAAGAATCAGGTGCTATGGATTCATTGACTCCACCAGACTCAGAGCCACCGACTAGAGATGACTACAGTGGGAGTATGTTCGGATGAACTGCGGACTGTGTAAATGTCTACTAGACGAGAGATACATCAGGTACAAAGACATGAATGGTAGTCCATATTGTCAACAATGTTATCAAGTTATTGGAGGTCAAATATGAATGAAAGATGGGAAGCCTTTGACCGTATATGGGCTAAGGGTAAAAACCACAAGATGGTTCAGCGACTAATGTCTAAGTGTCAACTTAGAGGATTAGAACCAACTGAGGAAAACTGTCGTGACTATTGGATGGGTTACATCCGATACTATCAAGATGGTTGGACAGGACAGGGTTATCATGTGAACCCACGTAAGAACAAAATACTCATGAAACAATTGAAGAGGAATAAGAATGGGAATAAAAGAAGACAGAAAGGCGGAAGAAAACCACCACACAAGATGGGCGGAAGATATTCGCAAAAGAAACGAAACGTATCAAAATGATACTAATTGGTTTCCTTTCGTTCAGAACGTGGAAGACATCCTAGCCCGTATGGATAAGATGTCACAACGGTTTGATGATTTGGAAAACAAGATTGGAGAGACACAAGGAATGATAAAAAACCTAAGAAAAATACTAATCAAGTTGGAGGTAATAGATGACAGATTCATCTTCTGAACCACAACCTATGATGGCAGATATAGCAGCTGATTTGATGTCAGCTAAGATGGATGCAGCTAAGATGACACATCTATTACGCATCGGGACATTTCAACTAGAGATAAACCCTACATCAAATGTTGATGTAGAAAAATTCTTTAGTGAAACATTAGACAAATTAATCTCAGCATATGGTGAAAGACTATTAGAGATTGATGTCAAGGGGTTACCTGTGCAACCCCCATCAATGCACGGATAAAAAAAGGAGAAAAAAGAATGGCAGAAAAAAGTGGATTAGAACTAAGAGCCGGATTGTTCCGGAACACAGATAAGAACGGTAACGTTTACTATTCAGGTAAATCTGAAGCTGGTGACGAATTCGTTATGTTCAGAAACACATATTGGAAAGAAGGTTCCAACAAACCATACTTCAGATTAATGAAGCGTGTGTCTGATGGACCATCATCTTCCGCTATGGAGGACTGAGTATGTATGGAAGAGACGCAGATAGAATGTTAGATATGTGGATGGACTTACTACATCAGATAGAACAAGTCCCGTCAGGCAGACACGCTATATCTACATTAGGTCGTAAAGATGTCTCAGTTAATGAAGAGAATGGAACTATCACAATCACAGCAGAACTAGCTGGTTTGGATAAAGAACAAGTCGATGTAGAGGTAAGTAGTAGAACTGTAAGTATTGCAGCTAACTCAGATAGAAAGAACTTTAGATGGGAAGAAACATTTAAGTTCGAACTAGACCCAGAGTCAACCAAAGCTACTATGGTAAACGGTATACTCGATTTAGTTATTGAAAAGAAAGAGAAGACCTCAGCAAAGAAAATAGAGATAGAATGAGTAACTATGATGATTGGATTCAGTCGCCAAAGAGTCAAAGAGTATGGTTAGAAGATTCGATGACAGCATTGGGGCAATTTGCTTTTATAGCACCAATCCACAGAGTTAAACATTGGAATCCCACAACGAGGCGTAGAAACAAATGCTGGGCTAAGGAAGGTGAATGTGTGTTCTGTAAGAACGGAACACCTAAGATAAATGAGTTTACCTACGGTGTGTATATATCAGAACAAAAAGAAATAAAATATCTAACACTAACTGTAGCATCACACACCCAAGCTCAGCGTTTGTTCTCTACTATAATTGACAATGGTATGAACCCAACAGATTTAGTTTTTGAATTTAAAAAAGGTAAAGTCAAGACTACGTTTGGGAGGTCAGCCAACGGTTACATAATAGAACCAACTGAGATAGAGGCTTACGTAGCTGAAAAGTTTAGACCTAGTCTAACAAACAGCGACGAGCAGTCCTTCAAGTGGTCTGTCCCTGAAGAGATAGTAGACTTCTTAAAAGATAAGAATGGTGACCCTATTACTATGATAGATTTATTCTTATTGATGAAAGAACAGTTTCCTGCTATACCAGAAAAAGACTTAAAAAAGTATGCAGTTAAGTTATGCGAACATAATGTTCTGAACTTAAATAATGCTAGAGAGAAATGGATATGAAAAAATTTGAAATACACGATTTGTTGAGATATTTTCACAACGCAAAAAAGCCAGACGGGACTCTTTTTCCTATACTAGGAGAAGATTCTTTAGCACTAACAGCTTGTTTATCATATATACTAGAGGACACTAACTTCTGTATCAAAGCATATAGTGGGACAGGTAAGACAGTATTGATGGAAGCCATTAGTGCTTTATTACCTGATAACTATATGTATACTGTAGAACATATGTCAGAAACAGCTATATGGTATGATGAAGAAAAAATAAACAAGGCACGTTTTGTAGCTATTCCAGAAGCTCAGAAGATACCTGAAGGTGTTATGGAAATAATTAAGACATGGGCAGACGGTAGAACAGCTGAACGTAAGAAAACAGATGTTACCATTGGTGCTACTGTTGGTCAATGGCTACACCCTAAGTATGTTCTTATGGCTGTGGCTGTTGAGAACGATAAGGGTTCAGCTATGTTTGATACTGAATTAGAAAGAAGATGTATGATAATGCATACTAATCCAACAGTAAAACAAACAGAGTTAGTGGTTAGACACAAACTTCTCAATTCAGCTCTACCAAAAGCTACCATGTCTTCAATGACAGATAAAGAGATAAAAGGTTTGAAGAAACACTTAGAGGTAGCACTGAGAGATAGAGATGAAGATGAAGCAACCATCATAAAGAATCCTTGTGCACCATTTCTGTTTGAGGCAATACCTAGTGCATTTCCTGTATCTAGGTCTAAAGTGCAATACCTTCTAAGACTTATCAACGCAATAGCTAGGTTCTATCCAGATGAGATAACACGAATTGAGAAAGATGGTATTAGGTATGGATTGGTAAGTCCCAAACATAATTGGTTAGGGTTAAGAATATATCTCAACTCTTTTGTTGAGGAATGTTTACATATGCCAAGCCATGGAACTGATATACTAAAACTATTTCCTGACACAAGACTAGATAAGTTTGGTTTTGCAGACAGTGAAACAGTAAAGATGTCTGAGGGTGAACTTAAGAAAGCAGCCAAAGCTGCTGGTTTACCTTTCACTAAACTAAGACCTGTATTGACAGGACTTCTTATGACAGGATTTTTAGAAGTAGAAGAAGAGGGTGGTAAGAAACTCTATTACAAAAGTCCACTTATCAACGAACCTGTATCAAAAATAAATTGGAGTGAGTTAATTGAAGAAACGAAAGACTTTATACGAAAAGAGTGGCCTGATGTGGCTGATGAATACATTGGGCGCAGCTGTAGCAATATCAAGATTGTTGACCCGTTTAGCGGGGACAACATTGAATTGGGTGAGAGAGCAGAGACACCACTAGATGTGAGTGATGGTGATTACTCTGACATCTTTAAGTCAGCTAAGGATTCCAAACATAAATCATATGAGGAATTTTTACTTCATGCAGAAGGAGATTATAATGAAGAAGAATATGAAACCATCAAACAATTTTACGAAGAAAACTAGACTACCTACAAAAGACGAACAGTTTGCTGTTGTCATTGAAATGAGTGGTGGTTCTCGGTTGAGAGCCACCTGTGAGGATGGTAAGACTAGGATGATAAGAATAGGTGGTAAGCTAAAAAAAAGAATGTGGGTCAGAGAAAATGACCTCATACTAATTAAGCCATGGCCCATACAGGGTGACCAAAAAGCAGACCTAGTATACAGGTACTTACCAACTGAGAGAAACTGGGTCTTAAAAAGAAACATAATACCAGAGGAGATAAACATATGGTAAAAGGAATAGAAACAACATACTTAGACTTCACAAGGAAGACAGCTAAGTATCCAAAAAGAAGAGAGAAAGAATACCTAATGATAGGGTTGATGAATGAAGCCGGTGAAGTCGGTGGAGCATATAAAAAAGAAATCAGAGACAGAGTAGACAATACAGAATTGATTATAGATGAACTAGGTGATGTATTGTGGTATCTACAAAGATTATGTGACGTGTATGATATTAAGATATCTGAACTAATGGTTAATAACATGGATAAGTTATTTAATCGTATGGATAAAGAACAACTAGAAGTATTTAGAGATGAGTGTTGAAATCAAAAAATTAACAATATCAACAGATGATGAAAGAAAACAATGGATGGAACTACTAATAAAGGCTAGTCACTATCATTATGATATGGCTGGTCAGTTCTCTCCTGAGATTTTAGGAGACACTGAAATGGAAGAAGTGTCTACTATTCATCGTGCATGGGGTAAAGCCATACAAGATGCAGTTTCTCTCATTGATATGTGGGAAGTCTCAGCTGATGATGAGATACTCACACCACCTGATACTGTAAATGTAACGCCGGAGAAGGAATGAAAGTACCACTTATAGCTAGTATTAACAAACGCACAATCAACTTAGAGACAAAAGAACTTATGGTCAAAATGTATAGGAATGGTCAGGCTATGGCTGTAAAGTCACCATTTGTACCATACTACTACACCGAGGACACCAATGGGGAGACAAAAAGATTGATAGCTTCTGATAAAACAGTCAATCTAAAGAAACACGAATATATACCGGGTAAAGACCATTTACCAAACTACGCACTCTTTGATGGTGGAAGGGAAGCATTACTCGAAAGGTTATGTATAGAACATCCAACGTTCTTTGCAGACTACCCTAACGACCAAGATGTAAAATGCCTTGTGTTTGATATTGAAACACACTCCCCCGATGGTACCTTTCCTTTTGGAGAGAAGTACCCTATCGTTGCCATTGGCATTGTAACTTCCACCGGAGAGCGCAAAGTCTTCCTATGGGATAATGAGACAGAAGATGATAAGCAATTGTTATGGGACTTCGCTCATTTTGTACAGGACTATAACCCTGATATTATTGCGGGGTGGAATCTTGTGGGCTATGATATTCCACAAATACTTCACAGAGTCCGTTACAATCATTTGAACGAAGCACAGTATAAAAAGTTTCTGAACCGAGACGGTTCGGACTGGGGGTTTGAACCTCCTAAAGATAACCGAGAACTTAAGATGAACGCTGGCGGGCGTATAATATTAGACCTGTTGCGTTGGGCTCGACTAGACTATTCGCTATCAGGATTACCACGTGGCCTGAAGCAAGTATCACAAGCATTCGGTCTAGACCCTATTGAGCTCGACTTCAGCACAAAAACCTTGATGGACTACTCTATTGAAGAAATCCACGACTATGTCTTGTCTGATGTGGATTGTACGTTGTTTATGTATAACCACTACTTTCCACAAATACAATACGTAGCAGAGGTCCTATGTGTACCCTTAGCAACCTATGTTAACGCCCCCAGCAGCTATATTACGAAAATATTGCAAGGGAGGAGCTTATTCGAGCAGGGCATAGTGGCGCTTGATAGAAACAAAGAGCGTCATCCTGATATCTTTAGATTCGATAAAGGTAATTATCAGGCTGCCCACATAGAGCTTTATCAACAAGGATACCAATCTCAGAACATCAAGGTAGACTTTAGTTCTTATTATCCATCTATAGCGATGGCTCTCAACTTAGGGCCAGATACAACTAAGATTGTAGGTTATGATGACTATACAGAAGATATAGAATTTAAGGACGGTATATTGTATGTGCCAGATAACAAGGTTGGTAAGCGTTTGATGCTACAAATAGATACAGATAAGAAAAGTTGTTTATATACTATGTGTAAAAACTTCAAAGAAATGCGAAAACCTTATAAACTTGGTAAAACTAAAGAGGACAAGAGTAAGTCTAATGCTCTAAAGATAATGGTGAACACATTCTATGGTGCAAATGCTAATCCTTATGTTTCTTACGGCGATATGGGCGTCGGTATTGCTATCACTGCAATTGCCCGTTGGCTCTTATTATCGGCTGTCGACATCATCCGTGCTAGACATGGGTCGGATTCTGTGGTATATGTACATACAGATGGGATTAATACTAATGTTGATGTGGACGTCGATTGGCTAACTAAAAGACTACAAGTCTTGATGAAACATCACATACCTTTTGCTGAATCAGAGAATATCACAATGGATAAAGATGTATTTAAGGAAGGTGTATGGATACAAGTTGGTAATTATATATTGCGTAACTTAGATGGTAGTGTTACAAAGCATGGTAGTACATTCAAATCAAAGAGCCGCTCTATATTCTATAACAAGGTGTTAGATAAACTCTCTGACGCCAGATTAAATAACACCGTTACAAATTCATTTGTAGAAAAATTATACGAGCTGGACGAGTATATATTAGAAGATTTTATAATGCGTAGGTCTACCAATAGAGGTTATGATGATTATAAATCTGAAACAGACTTGACAGTACAACTAATGAATTTAGGTAAACAGATAGGAATGGAACCTGCAGAAGGTACTACATACTTTTACGCTAAAACCAAAGAAGGATACAGACTTAAAGAACAAATAAAGTCAGTAGATGAGATAGATATAACATATTATTGGGACACAATATCTAACCTACTTACAAAATTTGGTTTGAAAGAGTATGTTAAAAAGAAACCACCATTAACTATGTTAGATAAAAAACAACAATCATTAGCGGAGTGGATATGATATTTTATTTTGCACGTGTACAAGATACTGATGGTAAGTGGCATCGAAAGGTTGGTAAGACATCAAATCTAGATAAAAGATTTAGTGATAAACGGTTATACTTAGGGTGGGAATACATAGCTACTAAACAATATGATAAAGATGACATCAAAGAGGTAGAAAAGCAATTTAAAGATATGACCATAGGTAGAGAACATATAAATATGAACATACCACCACACTTTATGGGTAAAACAGAAATAATAAAAAAAGATGTTACTGATGAAGCAGTCATACAGAGAATGGAAGAAATAAAAATACCAACTAAGACCACATTGGAGGACTTTTAATGCCACAAACTTTATATACTAACTTAAAATATAATTATATATACCCTTCGGGGAAGTGATAAAATGGATGAAAAAGAAATTAAACCATTGTCTGCATTTTTGTCAGACGCTGAAGTCAAAGTGGTTTGGCGTGAAGAAGAAAGAACAAAGGTAGGAAGAGGAATGATAACAAATGATGATGAGAATTTTGTATACCTTACTGGAGATAAGGGAACCGTTATTGTCAACAAGCGTGATATCATTGCTATAAAACAATAGAGGTAATAATGAAGCAGTTTAGTCGCAACAGTGAGGAGACAGTAGGTCGAAACTCCGATAGTTTAGAGTTTGACAGACCTAAAAAAGGCAAGTTAAGAATAATGCCAGTATCAGATAGCCCATGGGCACCAACTGGTTTTGGCACGAACACTAAAAATATTAGTGCTATACTACATAATGAAGGACACCATATAGGTTATGGTGGATGTCAAAATGCAAAACACAGTAAATGGTATACACCTTGGCCGCTAGGTCAAACTGAGACGGAAGTGTATTTTGAAAACCTTCCTTTAATGTTTCCGGGCCAAGAAAGATTTGGTGAAAAGTCTTTTCCACAATGGATAGAAAAATTTAAACCAGACTTAGTCTTAGCACATTTAGATTTTCAGATGTTTAAACACATGACTGATATGAAAAAACCCGGAGCTTTACAGCTACCTTTATATAATAATGAAGGAAAACTTTTGAATAAAAAAGAAAGAATGGCCATAATGAATCAAGCTTTCAAAGAAGTACAAAAAGGTACATTATGGAAGTTAGGTGTAATTATACCATATGATGGAGAACCATCCATAGCTGAGTGGCAATTACAATTAGATAATATAGATTATGGCGTAGCTATGTCAAAATATGGTCAACAGGGATTGAAAAAGGATTTTGGTATCGATACTACCTATATACCACACGGGGTTGATACAAACCTTTTTAAACCAATTATAAAACCTATGTATGGTAGTCTACAAAAACCAGATTGTTTTATAGTAGGTTGTGTAGCTCGAAACCAACATAGAAAAAATATACCAAGACTCATCAAAGGATTTGCTCAATTTGTAAAGAAAAATAAACTAACACCAAAAGAAGCAAAACTTATATTACATATGGATTGGGTAGATGCTATGGGTTGGAAGTTCCCTGAGTTTGCTGACCAGTATGGAGTTGGAGATTATTTAATGCCACCTCTTATGGGAGTTCTAGACCATGGGGAAGCAGCCACGGAAAAAGAAATGGCTCAAATGTATAACTGTATGGATGTCTTTGTTTTACCTACAGCTGGTGAAGGGTTTGGTATACCTACTTTAGAAGCTATGTCTTGTGGTGTCCCTATATGTGCAACTAATTACACAACTAGTTATGAATTAATAGCGTGTAATGATGCTGAGAACGAGGAAGTACCAATGTTCCCACTAGGTGGACACTTTAATGACCCAAGTCCTAATGGTAGAGACCACTTAGAAGAATCAGATATTTGTGAAAGAGGTATACTATTACCATACAAAGATATGTGGTGGGACACACCTAATAGGGCAGCACCTCAGAGAGCCATATGTAGTGAGAACGCCATATCTGAAGCTCTAGAATATTATTACAATAATCCTGACAAGAGAATTGCAGCAGGTAAGGCGGCTCGTAAGCATGCTGTAGAAAAATATAGTTGGGATGTAATAGGAAAGAAATGGATTGATTGGTCTGAAAAGATTAATAAGGAGATAAATAAATGAATTTAGTATTTGGAATGGATGGGGTTATATGTACCCCTTGTAAGGACTACCGTGAAGTAGAAAGAGCCAAACTATTAACTAACGTTAGAGAGTTTATAGGGTGGTTAAAACAGAAAGAACATCATATAACTATATGGTGTAAAAGGCCTAACTCATTAGATTGGGTTATGGCTACAAAAGAATGGCTAGCAGATAATAGAGTACCATACGACCGGTTATTGTTTGATAAACCGTATAATCCAATCATGGTAACCGAAACACCCCCTAACACTAAATATTATAAACACGATACAGATTTAGCTATGATAGCAGATATGTTCGAGGAGTGGAAAGATGACCAAATTAAAGGATAAAAAAATAAATACAAGAAGTGGAAATATGGTAGACAACACAGCTAGAGAAGCAGAGACATTGGGTACAGTAGGCCCTATAGTAAAGGTAACTTGGTATGACGCAGCTACTACATTTAAGACATACCGTATAAATCAACAAGACCCTACAGAACATCTTACTGTATGTGAAACTGTAGGTGAAATGGTGGCACAAGATGACAAAGCCATAGTATTAGTTATGCATGGTTCTCAGTGCGATGGTGCAGATATATTCGCCATACCAAGAGATTGGACACAAACTATAGAAATATTAAAAGAATGTACTTCAGAGAATTTGGAATCCCCGCAAGAATAGCTAGATGTTTTAACGTCGAACAGCTAGAAAAGAAGATAGCTGAATTTAACGGTAAGAAAAACTGTTACACTAGTGTATATGTTTTTGATGATACTAGTGATAAGACTGAAAGTAAAACTAATTACGATTCAGCTGTCTTAAATACTATATGGTTTGACTTTGATGATGAAAAGGATGTTAAAAAATGTTTGATGGACGTAAGAAGATTTATAAGGCAATACTGCAAACCGAACGGAATTATCCCAAGGATATATCTTACAGGGGGCAAGGGCTTTCAAATGAATATAGACCTATACTCCCACGTGGACTTATCCGATACACTGAAAAGAGACATGTTAAGAAACTACTTGACATTCTTAAAAAAGAAATACAAACTTAAAACGTTAGACCAAGCCTGCATAAACAATAGCGTAGCATGTTTACGAAGGATACCTAACACTAAATATATTTCTAAAATAACACAAGAACCTACAGGTGTGTGGTGTATACAACTTACTGTGGACGAAGTAATGAAGATGTCTATAGAAGAAATATATGGTATGGCTGTAGAACCAAGAGAAGAAAAGATTGATAGTAACAAGAGTAAGAAAGCTTTTAGACACTTTGTTGAATATATATGTGACGAAATGGAAGTCAAACATAATGTATCATTAAGCATAGCTTACCTACTAGATAAAATTAACAATAATATAAGCCCTATTAAGCATACCTCTATACAGCATGATTATATTATGCCCCCTAGAAAGTGTATAATAGAGCTTATAGAGCTTAATATAGAGCGTGGACATAGCTCCCACGAAGAAAATAAAATGATAGGTATGGAGTTAATTAATGCTGGTTACTCCAACTGTGACATTCACTTTGTATTTGAAAGTATATATAACGAACCCGGCCGGGACTGGGGTTGGTATACTGATAATCCTGATAAAGCTGGACACATCATACATAATATGAGAGAGAAAGCTTTAAATAGATATTCAAAGGATAAGTTAATACAAATGAACATATGTAAGGACAATTGTCCTTGCTAGGAAAAAGAAATATGGCAACATTGAAAAGATTAGAGAAACGTATGAACGATGTAGAAAGTTGGGTAAAAGAATTCGAAAAGGGTTCAGGACCAACGCAAACAATGGATAACTTAAACTGGTTAGTCGGACAAACAAAACAATTGGGAGAAAGACTACAAGGTACAGAACAACAGGCAATGGCAATGCAGAATGCTTTAGAGCAGAACGCAAAGATTGTTGAAGGTTTTGTAGAGAAACATGAGTTAGTTCATGATTGGCAATCCTACCTAGCTGAACTACAAAAAGAAGCAGAGGAAGAAGATGCCGTTCAAGAGTCAAGCACAGAGGAAGTATCTGTACAAGAACAAACCGAAGATAGCTCGTAAGTTTGAAAAAGAAACAAAGAAAGGTAGTAAACTGCCTAAACGAGTTAAGAAAAGAGCAACGAAAAGAAAAGCAAAGCGCAAATAATATTGGCGAAGACAAAAAAGGTGAAATATTATGAGTATAAAAACTATAACTGTTTCTGGAAATGCTGGATGTTCAGCAGACGTATACGTAGCACGCTACGAAGTATACCCTAACGTAGACCCGACTGGTGTATGTGTAGGATTACGCACTGTCTGCAGTCCAAACGGTCTTTCTGGATATTGGGACACTGTTGTCCCTAACACAGATATCGCAGAGGGTGCAACCCCAGATGATATCGTAGGATTAGCATGGAGTGGCGCAGAAAGTGTTACTGCATTGTCAGGAACTATTGTTCCGTGGGCAGAGACCGAAATGGTCAAAAGTACAATCATTGGTGAACAATTCGCTAAGATTGAAGAGGATGGTAATTAAATATGTGTGAATGTTGTGATTGCAGTTGCGGATGTGACTGCTGCAAAGAGGATTAGTTATGGCTAAGAAAGATAAAATTGTCAAAAAAGTAATCGAAGAACAAGAAGTTAAGGAAGAAGTCAAAGAAGAATTTACCATTAAAGTTATTAAAGGGTTTGAGTGGAAAGTCGACAAAGACGGAAAATTATTAGAGAGGTTATAAGTATGGCAACAAAAAAGAAAACAACAAAAAAGGCTGAGCCTAAAAAGGTAGCAGCACCAGCTAAAGAGATGGTTAAAGTAATGCGCTTTAACGTCAAAAATGGTGAAAGATATCCAATGGAAGTTGAGAAGTCAGAAGTTTTGACTCATATCAACGGTGATGTTGGGTTAAAAGATATAGTCCTATAATGGGTCTATTATCTACACAATCACGCTGTAAGTGTAAGGATGATGAACCTTGCACTTGCGGCAAACGAGTTTTAACAAACTTTAAATAGTATTTTTTAAAATTAGAAAAAGGCTTATATAGTAGCTCAAACTATAAAATGAAACCGCAATTGGAGTGGTAAAATGTTTAAGAACGAAGTAGCAGAATTTATATATAAAAGAACGTATTCACGTTGGTTAGAAGAGGAAGGTCGCAGAGAAGATTGGCCTGAAACAATAGAAAGATTAATAGGTTTTTTAATTTCAAAAAGACCAGATATACCAGAAAAAACAATAAACAAAATCAGAAAGTATATGACAGAGTTTGCAGTTATGCCCTCCATGCGGTTCTTATGGGCTGCTGGTCCAGCTGCTGAATTTGACAATACCTGTATATACAACTGTGCTTTTGGGAAGATTAACACCGTCGAGGCTTTCGCCGAGTGTCTATACATACTGATGTGTGGAACGGGGTATGGCTTTTCAGTGGAACAAGAAGAAGTAGAGAAATTGCCTGAAGTGCCTGAAATAAAAAGTGGCCAAGGTTTGCCTAAAGTTATCATAGAAGATTCTAAGGCAGGCTGGGCTGACTCAGTAAAGACACTTATGGGAAGCCTCTATGACGGCCAGAACTTATACTTTGATTACAGTGCTATCAGACTAGAAGGAGCTAGACTCATGACTATGGGTGGACGTGCTTCAGGTCCAGCACCATTAATCAAGTTGCATGATTTCATACGTGAGACCATGCACAACGCCCAAGGTAGAAAGCTCACAACATTAGAAGCTCACGATATATGTAATCAAATTGCAGAAATAGTAGTTGTGGGTGGAGTTAGACGCAGCTCACAAATCTCTTTGAGTGACCTTGATGACAAAGACATGCGTCACGCTAAGGAGTGGCCTTTCCCTATTAAACGTGCTATGGCAAACAATAGTGCGATATTTAGGGAAAAGCCTTCCGCAGCACAATTTTTAAAAGAATGGGCCTCATTAGCTTTATCAGGCACTGGAGAAAGGGGTATATTTAACCTCAGTGCTGCACAGAGCAGAGCACCATCGAGACGTTACGCTCCTCTTATCCAAGGGACAAACCCTTGTGGAGAAATAATGTTACGAGATATGGAATTCTGTAACCTTTCAGAGGTAGTTGTAAGAGAGGACGATGACCTTGATTCATTATTAGACAAGGTAGAGACAGCAACATGGCTTGGCGTAATACAATCAACCTTTACAGACTTCCCATATCTAAGAAAAGAGTGGAAAAAGAACTGTGACGTAGAACGTCTGTTAGGCGTTAGTTTGACAGGTCAAATGGATAACCATTCCATATTAACATCGGAGGCCTTAAAAGCGCTTAAATCGCGTGTTTTACGCATATCTCGCAAGGCAGCTAGTATATTGGGTATAAATGTACCTGTTGCTACTACTTGTGTGAAGCCATCCGGTACTGTTTCACAGCTTGTTGATTCTGCTTCCGGTGTACATCCAAGATACTCTCAATACTACATTCGTCGTTACAGGATTGCAGCCCGTGACCCACTGTTTATGATGATGAAAGATGCAGGCATAAAGGCACATCCAGAAAATGGTCAAACAGAAGAGGACGCCACTACATGGGTACTAGAGTTTCCAGTTAAATCACCAGAAGGTTGTATGACACGTAAAGATGTCTCAGCTCTTGACCAACTGAGCCATTACAAAAATTTACAGCATAATTGGTGTGAACACAACGCTAGTATGACTGTGTATGTCAGAGATGATGAATGGTTTGAAGTAGGTAATTGGGTATATAAAAACTGGGATATTATTAACGGTGTGTCTTTCTTACCATATGATGGCGGTAAGTATGAATTAGCCCCATATGAAGAAATAGATGCCAGAACCTACGAAAGGCTTATAAAGAAACTACCCGTAATTGATTATACACAACTCTCCAAATATGAGTTAGAGGACAACACTCAAGGTAAGAGTGAGTTCGCTTGTGTTGGAGATAAGTGTGAAATCTAAACATGGAATTTGAAAAAGATATTACTGGCTATGGACGCAAGATGGGTAGAGACGCAGGTCTAAATGCAGAAGGTCGTATGGAATCCGTACATAAATTAGGTGATGGTGAATATGATGGAATGCAACCATCAGGCACTATAGCTGTGAGAACAATAAACCCCGGCGGTTCAGAAGCATCAGGCGGGCAAGGTAACCTTGGAGATTACGCACCTACATACGGTCGTGATGATGGTGTTACTGGAAACCCACGTGGTCCACCAAACATGAACACACCTTAATTATCTTGACGACTTATAAACTCAGTTAATGTAGGTGGTTTCTTATTTATGTTAAGTCCTACTGTAAAGGAGTTTGGTCCAAAAGATATTTTCTTTCCACGCACTCTATAATTACCAGAAAAACGAGGGTCTTCTGTTTCTACTCTGATAACGTCATTCTCCATTAAATATATTCCATTTGGAGAACTAATACTATATTCATATTGAGTAGTCAAATTAGCCCTAAATATTTTCTGTGCAAAGTCTTTACATTCTGCTGGAGATTTTAAATTGTTATTGCTAATTTCTAAAAAGTTTTTATCAAGAGCATCTATAGCACTCTCATGTTCAAACTTACCAGATACACCATCTCCATTAACAATTATTATAGTTGGTGTTTTTTTATTAACAATACGCAAATCACTTATGTTTGAATATTCATTAAATACATATTTAATATCTGCACTATCTAAATCTTCTTCTAATTCTATACTCAGCTGAGAAGTAGTACCATTATCTATAATTTTAATAATATTGCTGCGTGGTATACTTCCTGTATCGTCAACTGCTCTTCCCATCAATTCTTCTATTATATCTTTTAATCCTAACGTACCTCTTAATGGTGGTCGTGATGAGGACACCAATGGTGCAGTATCTCCTATGTAGTCTGTATTTATTTTACTATCTAGATTAGCTAGTTTTATTGCTTTCCTGATAGCGTTTCCTATAGTTAATCCATCTATATTTTCTCTATCAGTAAGTGATATTACTGCTTTTTGGCTATCTCCACCCAAAACCATATATCCAATTACATCTTGAGCATACAAAGTTATATCATTGAAATCTTCTTTCATACGTTTAACATAACCTCTAAATATAGGTTTGTTATCATATTTGTTAGCATATAGTGTTATTTCTTTATTCCAATATTTTTTAAAACCACCATAGGTTGATGGTAGTGTAAACTCTAAAGTAGCAGCAGTAAATCCTCCTGTATTGGTGTACGCACCTCGTGTAAACGGAACTACTCTCCCCTCTATTCTAATCTCAGGAATAATCTCGGTCACTCTTTATTCCCCCTAATGCAAATCTATCTGTCATTAGTTTACCATCAACATCTATAAGGGCAATATCTTTTACTATCATATTACAAGTATAGGAAACTACTGCTTGTGGACCACCAAGTCCACGAGTTTCATTCAAATTAGCAATGACACCCCACAATCTTATAAACGTACCATCCTTTTGTGGTTCGTCCCAATAGACTCCTACTCCTTCTTCTTGTAACTTTCTTATCTTGTGTAGGTGTCCATATAATGTAGATGGTCCATGGTCTGCAAAAGCAGTAGAACTTTTTTCATCTCCTAAAGCTTTACTACTGAAACCTATTTGTTCTAAACCTACACCAGTTTTAGCTATAAAAGTTTTACCCTTTCTTGTTATAGCTCTATAATATATACCACTTCTACTCATGGCAACGTCACTAGTTATTGGTAGTGAGTTCAGATTGTAAGCAGAATCATCTATAGATTTAATTATTGTAGTATCTGCTGATGTAGCATCAAACACATTCCATATTTCTGGACATGGAGTGCTTGCAGAGCTACCAGCATTAGTTGTACCACTTAAAGTTATCTTCAATACAAACTTATCATTTTGTGCCCATGAAGAACCTGTAAATATAGCATCACGTAAATTATATTGGTTTGGGAACCAAACATTTGCTGCTGAACCACCATTATTTTTATAGTATTGTGATTGTGCAGGCATCAGTTTAGCAGCGTTTAAGTTAGCTATACCCGGACCAGCACCACCATCTTGGAATACTTTAGGCGTACCACTAACTACATCATATATATTTATTCTTCTTACAGCACCAGTTATAAGACCATTGGGTATTACTAAATTAGGATTACTAGAGGACGTACCTGTAGTACCTATATTAAGAATCATTACACCGTTACCGGTAGTTGAATCAAATCCGTTAGAACCACCGCTAGCTATCCAATTCATAGAACCAGATGCAGTACCAGCAGTAACTATAAAAGCATACTTATAAGCACCTATATCGTCATCAGAACCTATCGTTTGCATAGCAGTCTTGTCTGAGGCAGCATTAAGTACTACTCTAACTAACCCATCACTATACCCAGTCCCTCCAGCAATATTAGTTGCGGCACCAGTAATTATCACATCATCTTGACCAGCAGCAATGCAGGCACTATGAGTACCACTAGCAGTATTATATTTACCACCACACAATTTTGCTATAGAAGTTGCTTGCCAATCTAAAGGCATATCAAAACTAATGTATCCAGATTTAGCAAAAGAAGTTTCAAATGTATCATATTTTTTATTAGAGGTACTTCTTTCTCTAGTTATTTTAGTAGTGTCAACAAAATCGACAGACTTCCAATATGCATTTTGTTGTTTAGTTCCCGCATCATCTATATGCAGATATTCAACTCCTGCTATCTTTAAACCAGCAGTGCTAGCATAACCAGACAAATCAGACATCAATCCATTAGCATAATTAGTTGCATTGAAAAATATTTTATTTGTCTTACTATCAAAAGGTAGCAATATATATTCGGCAGGTTGTGTATCAATAGCTACACCTTTAATATCTTTAAGAGTAGTGGTGTTTACTGAATCTAATTTAAAAACATTACCACTGCCGTTATTTAACATAGCTGAACTATAATCTGTCACAGGAGTCTCACTAGCAGTTTCTGCAGTAGTCCAACTAGGAGCCTGTCTAACTCTTAATACTTCCGGTTGATTACTATTAATTAAACTACCAGACGTAGAGGATGCTTCAACTGAGGTTCTTGTACAATAATATTGTTCATAAAACCTACCATAATCATCAAGCGCTACTGAGTCTTCCCTTATGTTGCCAGAAGTGGTACCTGTAATGTACCAAGTAAATGCAGTAGCTCCCCCAGCACCAAACAGTGCAGAAGCTGATTGATTATTAAGACCTATAGGATTAGTTAAGTAAGAGTAATATTGAGCTGTTGTAGGGGAGGTCTGTTTAGTACCTGTGCCTAGTGTCTTAGTATCGCCTGATACTGTCTCTAAATCCCATTGGTTTACAGGGCTTAACCAACCTTTACCATTGTCATATCTATAATTAGAGATAGTCTTATTAGATGCAGCAGCCCTACTTTGTCCCATGTCTAGCACACTATAACGCTCTATGTCTCTTGCAGTTTTAACTGGAGACCCAGCACTAACGTAACTTATAGGATAATATTTGCCATCCCTAGCTTTGGTAACCAAAAATATTTTTAATCTATTAAATATCTCATTAGTAGTATAGTCAGTTTCTAGAGCTGTAGCTGTAGTACCAGTTGCTTTACAACTTAAAAATTTAAACTTTAATATTTGTGAAAATAAACCTATTTCATCTTCATTATCTGCTCCATAAAAATCATACAATCCATATTGGTTAGCGGCGGTGGTAAGATTTATATCAAATTCGAATGTTTTTAATTTAGCGTAAGAAGATACATTGAACTGTGCTTCATCATCATCTGTACTAGCAGTAGTCAAAGTATTTGCATAAGCTATACCTTCAACTGAGAGAGTGACTTGTTTAATAGTTCCCGTTAACTCAGGTCGAGATACGGTAGGAGCTATAGCAATGTACAATCTTTTAGGCCCTTCAACTTCCATAATACTATTATCTATACCAGAATTGTTAGAGGTATTTTCTACTTTCATTATAGCACTAGGGGCTATATCAGATATACGTGCGACTGCTATACCTGAGTTAGAACTATATGGAACAACATCTGTGTTACTAGCAGGACGACTATAATATCTTGACACGAAACCGTCTGAATTAATTGTTTGTATTAGTGGGTTAAAATCTCCTGCTTTATTATATGTATGTTTTACTGTTATACTTTTTTTAGGTTCTGTTAATTGAACCCATTGATAATTTGCTTCATCTTTTTTATTACTAGCCCCATCATCCCAATCAATATACACTGCTCTTACATCACCATTATCGAATGTAAGAGTTGCAGTCTTCTCAGTGTTTACTGAACTAGTAGAGGGGTCATTACTATCTTCCCATGTTAAGCTCATATTGGCGTTGTCCTCCATGATATATTTTTACTAGAGCCGACTTCTCTGTAAGTCTTTCCTCTAATGTTATGATAATCAAATACAAATAATTTAGCTGACCATGTATTAATTGATGATGATGTTAAATCATCTAAGTCTGCCGTATTATATATGTATTCATTACCGTTAGCAACAATGTATTGTTTGTCCCAAAGCACAAACTCTTCTATTCTACCTTGGAAATAATTTGTACCACCCGGTAGTGATGCTGTATAATATCCTAAATCAAAGTTATCTGTGCTAGTTGACTGAGACACTGCGTCTGTTACATATCCATCTAATGTTCCATCGACAAACAATTGTAAATCAGGACCAGCTTCACTTTGATATTTATATGTTACTATAATTGAATATACTGTTTTACCATCACATCTTATTACTGTACTACCTGTTGCAGTACTACTTTGACTACCGTTGCTGTGTTGGAATTCTATGATATCGCTACTATTTTTTCGTAATGCAATAAGATGATTAAACACACCCTGTCCTAAGACTATGGTATTAGAACCCTTTTCAGAACTATCAAATGTTACATGGACAGACATAGTATACTCAGTTAAATCTTTAAAGGCATTATTATCACCATTTGCGATTTGAATAGATTGAGTACCTGCAGAGTTACCACTTATCTTTGGAGAATATCCTTGTACACCATCTATAAAGCTTCTTACATTAGCACCAACTGTAGCAGTGCCACTTGTATTAGCTATTTGATTGTACCAATTTATAGTTGGCTTAGTTGTCAATGTAGTTGGTTCTTCATTACAAGGAATCCACAATTTAGCATTTTGATATTTGTTTTCGATTGTACCATTATTATCTATAAAAATTATCTGATACCATATATCATCATCTTCCATATCCCATTTAAATTTAACAGCATTCAAGTTTTCAGTTCCTAAATCATACAAGTTGGTATTACCATCAAGTATGCTATACGCTGGTTCAACTGAGAAGCTATTAACAAATGGAGTATCGTCTATATATTCGAAAATGTAAGTCGGTTTGAATTGGTCTGTGTTAGTAGAAGAATATTCATCTCCTATTAATTTTACATTGGTTGGATAGTTTGAGGGTATTTGTCTTAATAAAAGATTGTAAGTACCCCTCTCTTGTACACTTCTATCTACTAGTAAAGAACCAATATCCATATAATTGTAAGTGTCAATTGCTGGAGTACAGTAACTTAAATAACCACCCGTTTTAGTTTCAACATTGTAAGCACCATAACCAAAGTCTTGTTTTAATATCATGGCACTTTCTGAATCTGGGTCAAATAAAAATTGCCACGCATTTTCGTATGGAGCAGACAAACCAACACTACCTGTATTAGAGTTTTTCCACGTATAAACTGCTTCATTATAAGTAGTGCCTGTAATACTAGATGGTGATGCGCTAGCACCAGACATATTATTGTTGACTAATGTAACTCCTGTGTATGTTCTAGGTTTATAATCTTGGTCACCTTTAGTATTTAAATTAATCCAGTATTTGTAAGGCGATAAGTATAAGTATGGTAACATAGTTTCTTGCCCTATTGGTTGTGTTGTACTTCCCGAAACTACACTTTCATTAAAAGTAACTACATTGTTTTCGTCAACACTAGACACACCATCTCTTAACGTCAATATTCTATAATATGCAGTACTGACAGGAAAACCAACTATAAATAAAATATATTGTTCATCTTTATTATACGGATTCAAAACTGTAGGGTCTGCTATTTGTAACTGATTACTATTTAAGGAGTTACCACCACGTGCAACATCTGTAACTTTAGTAGAGCATAATATATTTTCTCGTTTACCCCAATTAGCATATGCGTCAGATGTAGCATTACCTGCATTAGATATGTTTATGTTTACAAAACCCTTCTGTGTAAAACCGTCAGTAGATAAAAAGTTATTATTAGAACCAGTACCGACACACACTTTAGTAGCTACATCTTTACCACCAGTAACTGCATATTGATTGTTACCAACAGCAGGGTCAAAGTAGTGTGTACCTACAGTACCACTAGCGTATGTACTTCCGCTCATTTCTACACCTAATCTATCGTTCTGTAGTCCACCAGCATAATTACCATCAGATAAACTTATTGTTGCCCCACTATATAAATCAGGCACTATATTTTCTAACTGACTAAAAGATGTAGTATAAAAATCACTTAATAAAAGGTAACCTCTACGCGCCGTAGAAGAACCACTAATTGGTAAATCTAATTTACTGTCAAATCCAACACTAAAATAAGATGCAGGAGAATAGCTTCTAATTGTTGTGTTAGCTGCAGTTGCACTCTGAGCAACTCCAGTATTAAAAGATGTTATATCATAAGTACTGTCCTCTATAAATGTTATAGGACTATCTGCATTTTCCCCCTGCGGAAATTGAAGAGGAGCAGGCATTTGTCCTTTAGCTGTAGTACTTGCTAAAGTTTTATAAAAATCAACAGCTTGAAAATTATCCACATAAACCTCTGCTTCAATAGCAGAACCAGAAGCAGTATCAATAATATCATTATCACCAAAAGCAAACTGAGCTTCTGCACTGCTTACAAATCTATAATTTTGAACCCAAATAATCATGTGTTTTGGGTACTTTGGAGTTATATTGTCAGTAGTTACGAACCTATCTGAGAAGGAAAAAGATGGAGTATCTCCACCAGTAGCATCACCACTTCCTCCACCAGTGGTATTACCACCAGAGATAGAGAAATTTAAATCTAAGAAAGGCATGTCAGTATATAAATCTTCACTATCAGAATCTTGATTTATGGTATCTGTTTCAAACACACAACGCATACCTACACCCTGAGTACTGGTAGGAAAAGAAGAATATGGGTTTCTACTACTGATGTTAGAGCCTTGTCTAGCTGAAGCATCGACATAAAACTTCATATTAAAGAATTGATTCATAGGTAACTTAACCACTCTAGGTGTATTTTGATTAGAAGCTGAATATGTATTGTTAATATTAGCGGCTTTCATTAGCATTTGTTGTAATTTGCCATCACCAGAACCACTTTGTATGGTAACTAAACCAAAACCTTTGTTGGTCTTACCCGCATCTCCAGCAAACTGTTCAGCATAATCCATAGTGGTTGAGTCTTTAACTATAGGCAAAGCTTCAGCATATATAAAGTCATTATCAATATCAGCACCATCCATACCTAACCGTGTTAATACAATACCACCTACAATAGATTCATCATTTTGACTACCACCATAAGCATTATCAAGTCCATATTTTAAGAATTCTTCTAGAGTAGTATGAGTATCGAGAGGTTTGTAATTAGAAAAAGTAACAACTACACTTCGTAAAAAGGTTCTAGCCTTAGTTCTAATAGCAGAAGTATCACCAAACCTAGCACTTGTAAAATAAGAAGCACCTGTTGTTGTATTCTGTGGGTCATTTACTAAGTTACCACTTGAAGTAGGTTTAGTAGTTCCTAAGTAGTTTTGTATGTCATATAAAACATTTGGTTGTAACTTAGCAATGTTCATATCTAAACTTACATAAGGCATATACGTTCGTCTATCACCTAATCTATTCAAAGACATATCTTGAATTATAGGATAAGGTAAATTATATTTAGCCATGTATGCAGTTTGTGGATTTAAAGAATTTTCTCTACCAAAATATTTTTCTATATCTGCATTATCTGGTGAAAAGTCCCATAAATGGTACAAACGAGCTGCGTTTGCGCCAGAATTTACTACGTCAGACTGCAATTCTACAGTAGAACTTACTATAGGTACTTCTGTACTTGCAGTAAATGGATTATTAAATGTCATTGTACTATATATTTTATCAAATAAAGTATTGTTTTTTGTAGTATTTACTGTGTTTTCAGGGTCAGGATTAAAAGTTTGTGTTGAATCATATCCAACCATTGCCATATCAAGTGCACCTAACGATATACCATATCCACATGATTTACCCTGCCTATTTAATATAGAGTAGAAACCACCACCACCATCATAAGAAGCATATTTAGCAATATAAAGTCTACCATTAGCAAGGCCCGGTACTTCAGTATATTTACCACTACTATCTTTAGCATATCTATTAGGGTTTAAAGTTCCATACCGTACAGTTCTAGCTTGTATACCTTCACCCATAGCGGTAGCATAACCATCAGGTGTTGATAAATCATACGCATTTCTGGCTGGGAAAGGGTAGTAACAGTTTTGCTCCATAAGCATTTTAACACGTTCAGTTCCTATAGGACCCATATGGCGAAATGAGGCTTCGGCTTTAACTTTATACTTAAATTCATCGTAATAACTACATACTATAAAAGGGTGTCCTTTTTTAACCACAGCATTAGCACCCTCTCTTACAAACTCAGTCACAGTAGAAAGTTTTGCATCTAAACCATCAAAATTTTCTTCTATGTTGATATTTGGTCCAGTGTAAGCACTTAAAAAACTAGTAATACTAGCTCCTATACTATCATCTAATTGCAATTGTGTAGTAGATGTAGTAGTTCCAGTATAGTTAGATGTTAATGTAAGGGATGTATCACTTGCTATACTTGCTACTTCGTATTTTTCTCTAGAACCTACAGGCCCTATCCAAACAAATGCACCACCTTGATAATTACTACCATTGAAAAAATCACCAAAAAATCCGTCTGCTCCATCAAAATCAGTAGAAGCACCTCCGATTGTAGTAGAACCATTAGTTGCAGTAATTGTACCTGCTGCTGTTTTTCTAGCAAACTTCATACCACCTTCAGTAATATCATAATCGTTATGTAAAGCGTATAATTGTAAAGTAGGAACTGTAGAGTCACCGTCTACTACACTGACCCCAGACACATAAGTTCTTAAAAAACCACCAGCTAAGTTGTAACGACCTCTATCTACATGTTCAGTAGTGTCTACACTACCACTTAAAACTAAACTATTAGGTGTTTTACCAGTTGATATGTCATAGTGGTAGTCAGTTGCATTAGAAAAATCACCGTGTTCGTCAAACACCATCTGCCCATTTGTTACTTGACTCTCTACATAAAATTTATTAGGTTTAACTTTAAGAGTTTTGACTGGCATTATACTAATCCTCCGAACGAATCTATACCAATTGTAACATTATTGAGCTTCATACCACTACCTATAGTATTTTCAGTGGCTCCATTATTTAAAAGTTTGCCTGATGTCTCTGGCATAAACAACTCAGGACCTTGTTCTCCTACAAGATATGGAGCACCACCACTTGGGAATCCTCCCTGTGCCATTGGAGTTATGTAACCACCACCAGCCTTCTCTGTAGCATGTTTATATAACATATAACCACCAAGTATAGCTGCTGCAGGTAACAGACCACCACCTAACATCATTGCACCTCCAGCCATCATACCACGTCTACCTACAGCACCACCCATAGTTCTCATTAGTGCTCCTTTAGTTTTGAAACCGGGACCTTTCATACCGGCTGTTTTGAATCTACCACCTGCTGTTGTATATATTCCACCGCCTGCAGCACCCGCTAAAGTTGTAGCGTAGTAACCAGCTGCAGCGACTGTAGCTCCTCTCCACATCATACCTAAACCAGCGACCGCAGCAGCCTGTATGGGTATTATACTATTAATAAGTTTGAATTTAATATATAGTTCTAATAAACTACTTTGTCCAACTCTGATTCCAGCCATAGCATCTATTATATCTAATGTAAGTTGCAGAGGTATGGCTAATGTTCTAAGAGCTCCTGCGTAACCCTCAGTATCTTTAGCTAAATCTTGTAATAAAGCTACAGTTTTGTCGGCTATAACATTAAATTCTTTAACTGCCTCTACTGCAAAATCTTGTATACCTTGTCCTAATTCTGTTAGTTTCTGGTCAGCTCCTTCTCCTTCAACCAACAAGTCCCTAAATCCTTGTACAGTTTCTACAATAGACTCGTGGAATGCATTCAAAAATCCAGTACCTTCATATGCTGCATCCCTAAAAGCAAATATAGAAAGAACGTTTGTTTTTAAAATTTGTACTTGAGCAGATAAAGATTTATTCTGCTCTTCAATCATAGCGTCTAATTGACCACCAGCATTTTCAGTTTCGCGAACTGCTTCAGTAAACTCATCTGAGGCTTGAACTAAGTGGATAAACGCAGTAGCACCACGCACATTCAAGTCTTCTATCAGAGTAGTTAGTAACTCTGTATTAGATGCAGTATCTGGCCCAACAGCAGCAGCAAAATCAGCTGCTATTTCAGTCAATTGTTTCATTTCACCCTCTGCGTTGAGAATCTCAACACCCATTTTACGGAATCCTACCTCAGCATCAAGCGCACTCTCAGCAAACTCTGCGACAGCCTGTCTTAAACCACGACCTGCAATACCTGCCTCTAAAGCACGGTTAGTAAGCACAGCTAATGCCCCCAACAGCTGGTCTAAGCTTTGACCTGTAGAGGTAAAGAAAGGTAAAGCGAACTTAACAGCGCTTGCTAAATCTTGATATTCAATCAAAGATTTCTGAATAGCAAAAGCAAACTTATCTGTAACAGACCCTGCTTCTTCCATTTCCATGTTAAAACCAAACAAAGTCTGTGCAGTCAATTTAGAAATAGTATTGTGGTCACCTTGTACAGCCATAGATAACTTCAAAGTCTCAGGTAATATAGCAAGTGCTTCGTTAGCGCTTACACCAGCCGATGCAAGTTGGTACATACCTTCTGCACCATTTTGTACAGCTATACCGAACTCGTTACCAAACTTCATTATTTCATTACCTATGTTAAATAAGGTGTCATGTGTCAAGTTAAATACAGAGTTTGCATTGATAAGTTCACGTTCAAACTCCATCACTGAGGTACCTGCTCTATGAAGTTGAAAACCAAAAGCGGTTAAAATAGCTACACTATTTCTTAAAGCGTCGTTAAAATTAGTTCTAAGGGTATTAGCTGCACCAGCGAACTGAGCACCTATGTCTGCTCCCTCATCATCCATTTGGTCCATCTCTCGGTTTATAGCATTTAGTTCACCATCGATTTGTTGTAACGTCTGTAATCTTCTTTTTTCCTGACGTACCGTTTTATCTAGAGATTGTAGTTGTTCTCTTAATTTTTGAGCTTGTTTGGTAGATAACGTTTTACCTTTAGTTTGGTCTAATAGTCTTTTCTTTTCTCGTTCTGCAAGGCGCGTTGTGCTTTGTAATATATTATTTTGATGTCTAATTTGCTCAGCTCTCTCCATTTTATTCATTCTTGCCATCCTTGCAGCCATTTGTTGCATGGTACGCATACCTTGAGATGTTTGGAAAGTACCTAAATCACGTTGAGCAAACGGTTTATTCATCTCTTTTGTTAATCTTTTGTATTCTTTACTATTTTGAGCGTATACTCTACGTGTATTACGTATAGATTTTTTACTCATTTTGTCTAAATTTTGCTCTAATTTAGTAGCAATAAAGTTAGAAGTACGTTGAGCATTACTACGTGTGGCTTGATTTAACCGAGCTAGCTTTTTTCTATACTCATCACTTAAATCTGCCCCTTTAGCAGCCATCTGAATACGTTTATGTATACCTTTTACACCTTGGGCAAGCATACTGCCGGTCTTACTGAGAGCCTTTGGGCTCGGAACAGCTAAACCTATCGCGACACGCGCTGCAAATACTTGTCCGGCGAAACCCATCTAAATACCTTTGAATGTTACTTTTCGTTTTATACCTACCATTTCCTCATATTTTCGTTTCTTTTCCATATATTTGGCATATTGTGACCTAACTTCAGGCTTATTCTTAGCCATTTCACTAATATCTTTGTCACTATACCCATCCATTGAGTGTAATGAATCATATTCATGACTAGCTATTAGTAGTCCCTGTAACTCATGGTTAGGCGTATGCTTAATTTCATTCCAACTCATCCCTAAATTCTTCATCAAGGGGATGTACAACAGTACCGCATCAGGCGATTCTAGCATCAGTCGCGAAAATTTTCTTTCGTTTCTTCCTCTACGCCCAATATTGAATTAGATATGGCATATCTTAATGTTGTTGGTAAAAGTACCCATTGTTCGGCTGTAATTACAGGTCCATCAGGGTTCTTTTCATTGGCTTTTTCTAACATTTTTACCACTCTGTTAGAGCCTATTTCTTGATAAATAGCCAATTTTTCTTCTTCAGGCATATCTTCCGATACTCCAGTGAATTTTGGCTCTTCTTGTTCAGTTAGTTCACAAAATTGAAAGTGAACCATCTTTTTTCTATATTCTACTTCGTTTTCTTGCACCTCATCAGTGAGTGCTACTAATTCGTCCATTGACCAAATTTTCTTTTCTGTCATTATTATCTCCTGAAGGGGGCTCATGCCCCCCTCAAATCTTTAAAACCTTACAGGATTGCTGTTGTTATAGCTGTACCGTACTTGGTATCTCGATAAACTGGTTCAATATATGTCATCAATTCTAATGTTTCATCCATTGTACCGTCTGTATTCATAGTCACAGTGTGACTTTGTACACAACATCCCATCAAAGTAATAACTTCATTAGAAGCGTTTCTTGTGCCGGGTTCTATAGTTATAAAAATCCTATAACCTTTAGTAACTGATGGCTCTTCCAATCCATCTAATACAGCGTTGGAACCGTCACCACCAAATCTAGCATCATTAAAAATTACATCCCACTCATTGTTTACCTTTTTACGAGTAAAAGTGACTGTGGTATCCTTTTTTATTTCTGCTTTTGTTTGAGAACGCATACCAAAGTATGAAATATCTTCATCCATAGCTCCAATATTTAATTCTACACTTGTAAGTTGATTCCAGCTACCAGTTGCTCCAACCGGAGTGCTTGTATCCAAAGCATCAGCAAAACCAGTAGCTACATCATCGAAAGCGACTGTACCGTTTACTCCTACTTGTATTCCATCAGCTGTATTTTCTGTAGAACATGCTACAGTTACGTCTTTACCTAAGAAAAATGCCATATTATCAGAGCTCTCCTGTAGGTGTCATCGTTGTATCAAAACCAGTTGGTGCACTAGCCGCACTGGTGTTGGTTGGTGTAGACTCTGTTGGAGCTACACTGCTTGTAAATTCGATAGTTTCTTCTGTAACGCCGTCTGCATTGAGTGTTACCGTGTGACCAGTCATTACTGCGTTTCTTACGGTAAAAATTTCACCCGGATTAGCTGAGCCATCGGGTCTATTACCGATAACAAGGTGTACTCTATATCCGTAGCAACAGCTTGTTGATGCTCCAGATTCAACTACACTATGCATAAACGTACTACCGTCATTAATATAATATTTATTATCTGTGGTGTCTGAAATTACACCAAATCTTGCGCCCATTCGGTGGTCGTCCACCTTGTCGCCGCCAAATTCTGCTGCTACGCTTGGTCCGTTGTATAAAACGTCAAAGAAATTGTTACTCTTTTTACGTGTTATAGTGACAACGGTTTCTTTTCTAAGTTCCACTTTTTGCATTATCTGTGGTTTACCTACAAAAGGTCCTACGTCTTCGTCAGAAATACTTATTGACAGGTCAATACCTGTCGTGTCGCTTATAGAACCACTTAAAACAGCTGCATCGTTAGCCATACGAGGTATCATGTTGCCAGAAGTCAAACCAGTGTGTGTTAAAGTAGCTACATTACTAACTACTCCAATACCATTATCACCGTCTGTGTCTCCTGAACCTCCGTTTAGCTTAGATTCTGTTGTGATGTATAAGTCAACATCTCTTCCTAGGAAATATGCCATATTTTTTATTCTCCTTTTTTTGTCTAGACTTTCTATTCAGACATTCCACTCGTTACCATTATTTTACATTTACTTAGTATATAAAGCTTTTGCTTATCTATCGTCTTGGAATCCTCCATCTCTCCAATTCGCTACTTTTTGTCTTCGTGCTATAATAAACGGAGCCATAGATATGTTTTCACCTACATCTCCTTTCCATGCACCCATACCACCTTGATTCCATACACCTAAGAATCTTTTGTTTGGGTTTCCTTTATCATCCCCAAACTGAAATTCTTTTGACATAGATTCTCTCATACCATGTGGCATTCGGTCATACCATGCCTGTGATAAATCATTAGAACTAGTAATTAAACGTTGAAACCATCTCTGCATAGCTGGTTTACCACCGCCTTTGTTTATGTTAGCTATTATTTGGTCATATAAATTTTTAGCTATTTCTGTAGGAACCAGAGACACAGTAGAGTTTATACCTCCTACTCTTAAATCATATATCCCTTGTTCTAAATTGAAAGTTGCTCCAGTCATAGCTTCTTCATTTATTAACTCATCACGTCCTGCACCCAATATAGCTTGACCGTAAGCATCACTATATGCTGTGTTCATCATCTCCATAGCTGCATCTTGAGTATCAAATATACCCTGAGAACTACCCCACAAGGCCATAGCTTCTCCCAGAGTACCTGTAGCTCCTCCTTGTAACGCCATAACATCACCAGCAAGTGGTGCTTCAAATTTGGGAACTACTCTACCTTTTACCCTTTGTGTACCGCTCCTTATTATAGTTAATCCTATAAAACCATTCGGCATTGTATTCTGATACACATGCGAAACAGCGTTTTTAGCTAATCCTAACTCAGCAGACATACTCTCATTACGTCGACCTCGGTCTAGAAATTGTTTCAACGCAGTCCACTCTGCTGGTCTATACATATGTTTAAATAAGTTATCATCCATTGATTCATTTAATACACCCCCTCTACGTAACGTTGAATCTATTGTAGTACGTAATGCACCAAACGAAGAACCCATAGTACCTAAAGATTGTTCGAATTTCTGTTGTTGTTCTGGGGTCATTCTATTTACAAAGTCGACTATCATTCTATTTAACTTACTTGTAACACCCTTTACATGATTTCTAAGTGACTCTGTTTCTTTGTCTGGTTCTGCATTCTTCATGTTCATCATAGCTTTATCTGCAGCTTTTGATGTCCTAGCTTGTGTAACTTCCATACTTCTTACTGTTTCATCAAAGTTTCTCAGTTCGTTTGATAAAAAGCTTGCCATACCTCTATGTTCTTCTAAGTGTAAATCAAAACCTTGCGAAGAAAATCCAACACCACGTTGTAGCTTTCGATTTACTTCACCTTCAAATATATCTTGTGGCGTTTTTTTCTTAGCAATCATTTCATCATCTAACATCCTACTAAGATTAGCTAACCCTATCTCATCAACAATACGTGACGGAACTGGACTACCTATCATCTCACCAACTGCAGTTCCTCCATTAGTCTCTAGAATTCTTTTAAAATCCATAGCACCTTGAGCAGCACGGGCTGCACTTTGTTGAGGTGCTACTTGATTAGCTATACCCCATCTTCCTCTAGCACCATAATATTTACTCATATGAGCTAGTCTATCTTCACCTAGTCCCATGTAAACACTACGCCTTACATCCCAACTATAACCAGTCGCTTCTGCTCCAGCATCTCCAGTGTCGTGTGGACCATAAGCCATATATCCCGTACCTCTACCTGCAAAATCAGAATTCATATCTAATCTATACTTCTGTGTAAAAGGCATATAAGGAGTAAAACCAATCGCAACGTTTCTTAAAATTTCTTGCTTGTAGAATGGCTCTGCCATCACATATTCATTAGTCGCCATACTATCTACTATTCTTGAACACTACAACCATACTAGCAGTAGCCATCCATAGGTCTAGTTCAGGATTATAAGCTAAATCTCTGAAACCACTAAACATACGTTGGTCTACCTCAGTTGCGGCTGGTGTTCCTGTAGCCCCCTTTGTAATATTAGAAAAATCAAGGTCCATAAGAACATTAGCGCAATTAAGCATGAGATAATTAAGCAACCTTCTCTCCCTATAGGGCTGTGCTACTTCTCCCCCTGACGTAGTATTGGTAACCGTAATAGAGCTTTCACTATCTACCATTATATGTATATTAAAGCCTACTCCATAAAGCTCCCCTCGTGCATCTGTTCCAGCATTGTTTGTTAATTTCTGGCCCATAAATTGCTGTTCCATCCCATTAGCGACCATTTCTGTTATTATGGATGGGTAGTGTACGTCATCCGTTGTAGGGTATTGGCCATATACTTCAACATCTCCACTAGACCATGCCGTAGCAGAGCCCGTAGTAGTGGTGTATGTGCCTGTACGGAGCTTGTCAATTAGAGCTCGCTCTATATTGTTTAGATGGTCTGGTGGATTAGTTGGCATTAGCTGTAAGCCCTCCTACGTGAATCGTTGCGTCCGCGTGTTCGAACACAATCAAAAATAATGTAACCGTCTGTCATATCTTTCAAGGAATGTACGTGCCATGATACTGATTTATAATACTCGACTTCTTTCAACTCGACTGTATCTGAATTGTCTGCAGAAAACATAATTTGAAACGCCTGTGCATTAGCTTCTACATTAAAACTAGAACCCGTAGTTATGGTCACACCATAACGACTGCCTGTTTGATAAATACTGCTACCTGTGGTCAACAGACTTCCTGTTAAAAAAGGTACGTCAACTGTAAGCCATGTATTATCTATAGGAATAAAATTATCATTGTTATAATCTATATACTTAGTGCTGTCTTTATTGCCTCCATTGTAGCTTCTAAAATTATTCAATTGTATACTACCTGAACCTCTTATTTTAAATCTTATTCTATCTGCTTCTAAACTATTTGCATTACCTGTGTGTGTAAAAGATGAATCGCCGTTGACTGTAAGTTTTACTGATTCACCATCAGAAGATATAACTCCAGAACCATTTTTTATCCATCCAGTGGTGCCACTAGTAGGAACACTATAAATAGTTCTATAGTTTGTAATTAATCTATCCCACCCTTCTATCTCATTGAAATTGGTATTGTTGTCTTGGTCAAAATTAGGAATGTTTTTTATAGTAGTTATATTTGGAGTGTAAATTCTAGCAGCTCCAATAATGTTGCTGCCTTGCTTTTGTTGTTGATAATCTGCAGTTACTGCAGGTCTAATAATTGCAGGTAAATCTGGTATTAAAATTTCAGGTGAAGCTGCTGATGTTCCGGATGGAACTCCATAATCATCTGTATCGAAAATAGCTGGTCTATGATAAGTTACTTTTTGTGCCTGTTCGGTTCTATATCGTAGCGCGCGAAAAACTCTATTCATGTTCAAGGCACCGGGTCGGACACCTTGAGAACCAATCAGACCGGGCACTAATAACCTCCACTTCCGTCACTAGTACCTTGAGGTACTGGATACATATTTTTAGTGGCATCATTACCTTTGACGTTTTTGTCCCAGTTGACATTACCTGTGTATGGGTCTGCATTGTAGCTAGTTGTTTTGATACTGAGTGCATTTTTCATAACTAGTTGTTGTTCTGCTAGTTGTTTAAAATGTACATAAGCATCGTCTTCGTAATAAACAGCTAAGTCTCCAACTTGTATTCTTTCTATACCCATACCATTTTGTGCAATAGATGCTAGATAACAACTGTAATAACATACAGCCATATCATAAGCTGCTGCTGAACTAGTTACATCATAAGCTACTCCGATTTGTTCTTCAAACCATTCACTGGATATACTAATTAGAATATCTAAAGTATCATTATCTAATTCTTCTTGTTCAATACCAGCTAAGAGCCTAATACGGTCTCTCAGTCCGGCTAGTGTTGTTATACTTGTTATTGCCATTACATCATCCCCCATGCACCTACACCTGTAGCTGCGGAAAGTGCAACACCAACAAGCCATCGTACTTGTCTTTTTATATCTTCTTCCCACATCTCATGGTGGTGTAAGTGATTCGTAAAGAGTGTTTCGAATTTTTCCATTCTATTAAAAATGGTGTTGACGCGTTCGTCTATGCGAATCAGTAGTTCTTTATCTGTTGAGTCCATATTTAAACCTTTCCTTAAGAGTTAATCAACTCCGTATTTTTATCTAAATCACGACCTAATATTACATCTCTATCGTCTGCTGTATCGAAATCTAATTGTTGGTCGTGGTCAACTGTTGGAAACTGTTGATGTATTTCTCCTGTACAATTTATGACTTGTCCTGTAACTGACAGTTCTTCGTTTGTAACATTTAGGTTTTCTACTTTACCTACTATTACAAAGTTATTTTGAGATTCGAAAGTTGTAGCCGCTGAGGAACCTAATATTGTAGTTCCCGGTCCTCCATCAATAGTAACTCCGCTCTCACTTGTTAAACCCGATGTGTGTGATAATACCAAAGTAGAACCAACTAGACTTAATGTACCTGTTCCCTTCATTTCAAGTAATTTTGATGTTATTGTATTACCACTAGCATTAAAGGTTGTACCGCTTCTTACTTCTAATTCTGTTGTAACTGTAAGGTCTCCTGTTGCTACTACTGTATTTCCTGAACCTACTTCTAAAAATACTCTTGGAGTAGTACAAGCTGGAAGATTTATACTTCCTGCCTGCCTAAATCTTAAACTGTAAAGACCTGCTATGCCTGTTGCTGGAGTTCCAATCGTTATTACTGTATTAGAATTATCAGTTATTACTATTTGTTCTTGGGAAGTTGAAGACAATGTTTTAGAAGCTGCTACTGTAAAATCTCCTTTTGGCAGTAATCCATCGTCGTTTCCTGCTATGTCGTTTAACGTAACAGTTCCATTAATTATTAAATCATATACCGTTTCTTCACCAGTGTAATTAATCTTCTTACTAGTTCCCGTCATTGTAAGATTAGAAGTGCCTTGTGTAAATGTTCCTGCCCCTACCCAGTTTGGTGCAGCTCCGGGATTAGATAGTACACCATCTCTTGATGCCGTCCCTTCTTTGTTGTCAACAGTGTCACCAGCACCGCCTGTGCCTTCATCAAACTGATACATCACTTGTAAACCTGTTGTGCTAGCCATATTGCCGTGCGTGTTAAACATATCAGCTCTAAGTTGTGCGGGTGTTCTTGCAGTGTTAAATATACGATACATATAGAACTGTCCTTTGAATCCCATATAACCTGACCTGATAGTATCTTTAGCAGTGTTTTGCCAACTAATTCCTAAATCAGGGTCTGCCCCTACAGTTCCTAAATCAACTCCAGTTCCTAATGTATTTTCACCAACTAATTTACCATCGTGATAAATCTGTAACAAGTTTTCACTGTCATCAAATACTAAAGCAATATGATTCATTTTACCAATGTTAACTGGAAAGTTAATTGAACGATTATTCTCGTGTGAGTTAAAATTAAAAGTATCATTAGTAAGATGGTCAAGCTGCCATCGGTTTGTCTGAACAGCATAACCGTTAATGACTCCTGCTATTTTAGCATCTCCAGATTTACTTTCAGGATTTATCCACATTTCAATAGTTGCATCTGAATTTTGTAAATTTGACAAATCATACGGAACATCTAAAAATGTAAAGGGTGAAGAAGTTGCTGTGCTGCCATCAAAATCAAGCCCACTCAATCCAATAAGGCCACCACTGGTAGTAAAATCTCCTGATACGGTAAGTTCGCTTCCATTGGCTGTAAGGGTTCCTCCTGTAGCAATAGTCATATCCGAAGCATTAACATCATAATTGCTAGCAGTTGTAGAAAGTGTACCTGCACCAATTATTACTTTTTTCATGTCACTATCTAAATCTTGGTTGCCATTTGCTGTGATTGTCCCAGACGAATTGATTACTACATT